GGTTCTCTCCGTTCATGTACTTCACCATTTCGGCGTACATCGCATTGGCGTCACGCTCCTTGCGGCGGATATTCTCCACCACCGCGCCTTCGGTGTCGGCGGTGACGATCCAGACGTGGACGGTGCGCTTCTGCCCGAATCGGTAAAACCGGCGCACCGCCTGATAGAACTGCTCGTAACTGTCCGACAGTCCGAGAAAGATCACCTTGCTGCACCGTTGCCAGTTCATGCCGAAACCAGCGATCTTCGGTTTCGTCACGATCTCCGAGACTTTCCCGGTGGCAAAACCGACCATGCGCGCGGCTTTGCAGTCGTCGCTGTCCGATCCCTGAATGTTCACGATCCCCGGCCGGGCGGTTTCCACCGCGTCGGACTCGTCGTTCAGATTGCACCATACGCAGAACTGGTCCTCGGCATTATCCTTGTGTTCCTCGATGATGCGTATCGCGGCCGCGACCCGCGCCGCGATGGTATCTCTTCGCGCCGCCTGACGTTCCTGCAACGATGCCGCGACCACGGGGAAGAGATGCCCCGACTGCGCGTCGGTCTGGACCACCACGTCGTGAAACTCAATCTCCGGCAGGATGAACGTATCGTCGGGATAACCGAGATCGGAGGGCTTGCGGATGAAGACCGCCCAGCTCGCCACCCAAGCGAAGAAGTCGTGTTTGGCATGTCCCTTGAGCCGCCATTTCGCGGTGTCGCCGCCGTCGTGGACGAAGAACATCGCCAGCATCTCCGTGTACTTCATCGCGCCGACGAACTCAGCGTGGTTGCCGAGTTCCATGTAGTCGTTCGGGGACGGCGTTGCGGTACAGGCAAGACGAAACGGGATGTTTGCCGTCTTTTCGAGGATCGCGTTACGTATCTTTCCGGAGTAGTTCTTGAGTATGCTGCTTTCGTCCAGCACCACGCCGCCGAACCCGGCGAGGTCGAACTTGTCCAGTTTTTCGTAGTTGGTGATGAAAATTCCAGCCGCATCCACTTCGGACATATTGGCGACGACGCGGCAGTCGATCCCGAACTTCGGTGCCTCGATCTCGGCGGTCTGCGCCGATACCGCGAGCGGCGTGATAATCATCACCGGCTTCCCGGTGTGTTCTCCCACAATGCGCGCCCACTCCAGCTGCATGGCGGTCTTGCCGAGTCCGCAGTCGGCCCAGATGCAGGCGCGTCCGCGCCGGAGCGCCCACCGCACGATGTCGCGCTGAAAGTCGAAGAGTTTCCCGGAGAGGTCGATCCTGTCCGCGTCGGCGATGCCGCTGGGCGGGTCGGCAATGCGCTTGGAGAGAATGAAATCCTGATAGGTCATTTTCACTTCCCCCACGGCAGCTGACGAATCTGCAAATCTTCGGGGAATTTGCGGATGTCGCGTTCCAGTTCGCCGTCGATTTCCAGTTGTTTCACGAAAACCGGGATGTTGTTTTCTCCGCACTGCCGGACGATCACCCGTACCCACTCGATTTCACACGGACGGCGCAGCAGTTTGTTCCCGGACTCGCTGCCGATCACCACCCAATCGAACGGCAGATAATCGGCATCCCCTCCGGACAGCAGATTGACCGGTCCCAAGAGCGGTTCCAGCGACAGCCATGTTTTGACGAACGGGGACTGAATAAGTTTCAGGAACTTCACCCGTTCATCGTATCGCTGCTGGTTTTCCGCAGTGGTCCCCCACCACGCGCGGCGCGCCGGGTTGATCCCGGCGATCAGTTTCGCCATGCGTTCCGGTCGTTTGGTGAGAATGAGATTTTCCGCGCTGTCGTGCAGACGCAGAAGCCAGTCGAGAATCTGCGGCCAGTCGTTCCATTCTCCGAAAATGTCGGTCATGTTGCCGACGAAGACCACGCCTTTCTGCGGCGGTCTTTTCAGTGTTTTCGGGCAATGCGGATCAAATTTGCCGTTCGGACTCCGCAATTCCGGATACCGCATGGCAAGCCTTTCCGCGTAGCAGTTGGCGCAGCCCTCGGAAATTTTCCTGCATCCGATCATCGGATTCCAAGCAAAATTCCAGTATTTTGCGCCGTTGTTCCATTCGTCGATCATACGTTCCCTTCTGTCCGGGCATCCGGCCGCCAAGGACGGTCGGACGCCCGTTGTCCGTTTATTTTCGAGTTCCGCTTACCGCTTTGGCTTTTTCGACCGTCATCAGATTGATGAGGTCGTTCACCGGGGATGCCGATGCCGAGCCGCCGTTCCCGACCATGAGCGTATTCGGCAGGGTCATTTTGGCAATGCCGTCCGCCCACGCCTTTGCGACGCCGATTTTCGTATCCTTGTCGATTTCGAGACGGATTTTTTCCTGTTCGGTCATCGCGCCGGAAAGTTTGATCTCCTGTTCCCGCGCTTTCGCTGCGGCGACTTTCTGTTCCGCCTGAATTTTGATGACCTCAAGTTTCGCGGTTTCTTCCTGCTTCTGGATTTCCGCGACTTCCAGTTTTTTCCGGGCTTCCACGGTAGCCTGCTGTTTCGCCAGTTCCGCCACCGCGACTTCCTGCTGCGCCTTGATCTCCGCCAGTTCCTTCTGCCGCTGGGCGTCGGTGACGGCCTTGATCTTTTCGACTTCTGCCTTTCCGCGACTGGCGGCGATCTGCTGCTGATATTCGGCCTCGGTCCGCTCCTTCTGCATAATCAGGTTCTGTTTCTCCGCCTCGGCGGTCTTTTTCTGCAAATCTGCTTTCTGCTGTGCCTGAAAGAGGTCGGTCGTGATCTTGTCGAAATTGATTTTGGTGATGCTGAATTGCTCCACCACGATCCCGGCTTCTTTCAATTCCTTGTTGTTGACAAAGAATTTGCGTATATTCGTGGCGAACTCTTCCCGATCCTCGATGGCCTGACTGCTGGTGATGTTGGAAGCGCAGGTCATGGCGATGTCCTTGAGTTTCGACAAAATGAGGTTGTCGATCACGTCGATGTTGCCTCCGGAGTAGGTGTGCATCCGTTTGATGGACTCCTGATCGGTGTAGAGCCGGTAGACCACCTGACACGACACGTCACCCTCGCCCTTGTTGGAAAACCTCACCTGCACCCCGTCCCGGTCCTTGCTTTCCTTGGTTTCGTTGCTGAAAAACACGGTATTGACCTTGGGATAGGTCCAGATGCGAGGGAACGCGCGGAAGTAATATCCGCCGTCGCTTCTGATCTCGATGGCTCCGTTGACGCTCTGGATCACCTGAAAATTCTGCACATTGTTGGAATGCAGAAAAACGCTGCTGACCACGATGCCAAGCACGACGGCCGCGATCACCGCGATCCCGGCCACGGAAAGTTTGAAATTCGACATGTTTTTTCTCCTTAAATGGATTTTTTGATTTTTTCGGCCGCTTTCGCCCGCCGAATCGCCGCCCGTTCTTCCTCCGAACAGTCGGCCTTGAGTTTTTTCTGTTTCTGCTTGAGTTCCGCGAACCGCGATTCAGCATCGCGGTTTTCGTCTTCAAGTTCGCTTCTGATCCTGACCGTCCTCCGCATCAGCAATTTGTAGATGGGGACGACGAACAGGACCGCCAGCACCGCCACGAAAATCAATCGCAACATTGTTTTCACCTCCTTTCAGTCGTTGGCGATGAGTTCGCTTTCGTCGAAAATCCTGATCGATTCGTCCACGGGCTTGCCATGCTCGAACCAAGCGAGTTTGAAACTCTCCTGCAATCTTCTGCGTGTCGGCAGCGGGTCGTCAATCAAACGGTCGATTGCCCCGTCGTAGAAATTGCCGAGAATCCACACTTTCGCCCGGCGCGCCATGCTGTAAGCTCCGTCGATGATGTTGAACAGGAGGTCCTGCCCGGATGGGGACAGTCTGGTCGCTTCGCCGCGTTTTCCGATCAGTTCGTCGATGACGATGTAGTCGAAACTGTCCAAACGCTCGAAGAAGTAGAACTCGTTGTCTCCGTCGCTGGTCTTCGCCTTGACGAACTCCGCCTGAAGCATCTGCCATGTCCGGTACATCACGCGCGGACGGCTGTCTTTCATCATTTCTCGGATGACGAACGCGGCTCCGGATGTTTTTCCCGTCCCGGTGGCTCCGCTTGCCAGCAACGAGGAAAACCGATTTTTCCAAAACCAGACCGCGCTGCTTCTGACATACGGTTTTTCGAGACGCTGAAACCGCTCCTGAAACCCGGCCCGCGCCATGCGCTCGTCCAGCGTGGCGATCAGCGCCTGTTTCCGTTGCGCGGCTTTTTCCGCCTCCTCGTCCGCCGCGTGTCTGTCCTGACACGCCTTGCAGATCATCCGTTCGTAGACGCCCAGCATGACTTCCCGGAATCCGTCGCTCGGTTCCTGATAATCAGCCTCGAAATCCCTGCCGCATTCGGGGCAGCTGAAACGCGCCCGTCCGTTTTCCAGAACCTCTTGGATCGGCATGTCAGAATCCCTTTCGCCTGCGCATTTCCGAAGAAATCGCCTGCGTTTTGGACGGCGGCACCATTTCGTCAAGCCAGCATCTGCCGTTCAGCCATGTCTGCGGGTTTTTCCGGTATTGCGGGTCGGGAGTCGCGGCGACGTACAGCGGCAGTTTTTCCCGAATGACCGCGCGGTCGGACTCGCCGATTGCGGCGTATTTGGCGACGCACTTGGCGCGTTCCACTTTTTTGTCGTACATGTCCCAGAAGTCGGCGAACGGCAGCACCGATTCCGAATCGTTCGGATGGCTGTCGGCGCATTTTGCGCCTGCCGCGTTCCGGGTCCGATGTTCCGCCGGTTCATGGCGCAGCACTTCGATGCGTTTCTTCCCGGTTGTCTGATCCTCGAACAAGCGCACGAGTCCGGCCGTCTCGCAATCCGCGATCCAGCGGGAAACGTCGGTCGTCCGAATACTGTCCACAGCGGGGAAGCACCGGTTCCGCAAGAGAACGGGATCGGCGTCGAATGTGCCGTCTTCACTGGTGACGAGCAACAGATGAAAGTAGAATCTTTCTGCGGCCGGATTGCCGAAAAGCGCGGCGACTCTTTTGCTTTCCAAATAACCGTCTCTGACAAAAATGCCCGGCATGGTTCATCCTCCCGAACTTTACCGTGCCGCGATCCAAGCGGCCTTTCGACCGGGATATTCCGGGTTCGACGCGCGCTCGGCGAACTCCCGCGCTTTCCCGTCGATCCACTCGAAACAGGCATCCAGCATCGCCGCTTTTTCCGCGAACCGGGCGGGAAACTCCATTTCCTCTCCTTCCGGGGTCTGCAAGCCGCTGATACCCCAGTCGCGGTTCAGCACGAACTCCCACCGGTCGTGTTCGTCGTATCCCGGCAGATCGGTCACGCAAAGTTTGAGTTTGCGGAGCAGTTTCTTCTCCCGCAGCGCGGTGCGCACTTCCTCGCTCAAGTTCGCTCCGTCTCCGGCCGCGAGAGCGCGGGTACAGAGACCGTCCCCGTCCGGACTGATGAAATCGAACGGCGCGTAAGCGAAAAAATTGCCGGACTCGTCCTGATCCGTCTGCCGGAAAAGGTCGGTGAGAAATTCAAGGTCCGGATTGTCGCAGACAATGGCGGCGGCATCTTCTTTGCCGATGACGGTGAAAAAATTCCGTTCGACGGCTTCCTTGCCGAATGTTTTGCAGAAAAGTTCGCCGAATTGCCCCTTTTCCGTCCGGCTGGCGGACCCGGCATACACGATCCCGGACGGAGTGATGACCGCCCAGACGGATTTCACCGTTGGCATGGTCCGGGGAAGCAGATGGTCGTGGACTTCCTCCTTGATGCGCTGCCGTTCCTTTCTGCTGACGAAGGAAGTCATATTGGCTTTTCTGTATTCGTCCTCCTTTTTCCGGATGAGCGCCTTGGCGATACCGGCCGGAACCTTGCGGACCGCGATGCGCATGGCGATGTAAATGTATTCTCCGATGAAACATTCGTCTTCGGAAATATCGAGATTCAGTTCCGCCCGTCCGGACGCCCATCCGACATCCGCTTCCTCGCCCATGACCTGATCCAGCGGCAGCGCCAGATGTTTCCGGATGTTTTCAAGCGCGTTTCTGCGGTCTTCATCCGTCCATCCGTCCGTGATGACGAACCGGGACACTTTGATTCTTTTGTCTTCAAAACTCATAGTTTTATTTCCTTTTTCTGTCTTATTTCATTTCCAGTTTCGGAACCGGTTTCCGCCGCATGCGCGGCATGAGGTACGGCTCGCTCTCGGTGGTGGTGGTCGCTTCGTCGATCTCCGACTGCGGGATGCCGTGCGCTTCGACGATCTTCTTCCAATCCGTCCGCTTGGAAATCCTCCCCGCCTGTACGCGGAAGTTTGCGCTCCCGCCGTTGGCGAGGATCATCTTCTTCGCCTCGACGGTTTTGGCGTCCATGATGCTCTCGATCTCGCGCTTGGCGCAGAGCAGACGATCCGCGAAATCAAGTGTCATTTCCGTGTCCTCTGCGGAAAGCTGTTCCGGGTCGATGGCGAAAACGTCGAAATTGCGGTCCATTTTCGCGCGAAACGCCCGGCACGCCATCTTGTTGCAGTATCGGCAGTTCGTCGCGGATGGAGTCGCCGACTCCTCCGGCGCGTTTTTTGCGGTGTGAATGATCCCCGCGATCTCCCGAAGCAGTTCTGGATATTGATCGCGGGTAAATACCGCCTGCCTGTCGTAGTCCGCCGACCCGTACACGGGCTGTACGATCATCGCGTAAACGGTTCGCACTTTCGGGAATTTGTGGAAAATTCCGCAGACATACGCCTTGATCTGCGGATTTTCCTCGGCCGGGGCGACCTCGTAACTGCCGAATTTCCAGTCTTTCAGGCTGGCCGACAGTCCGTCCGGGCTGATGACGAGATCATCCAGCGTACCTTCCGTCAGGATCACGCCGTCCATCACGACCTGAACCAAGAGTTCGTGATAATGCTCCATGCCCGCGTAAGGCCGGATGTGTTCGTCGCGGATGAAATCGATCATCCCGCGCTCCCGAACCGACAGCAGCCGGTATGCCGCGTCATCGTAGATCGCGGCATGCAGCAGCGACCCGCGCGCGGCATCGTTCCCTTCGTCGGAGGTCCATCCGAGGCAGTTCCGGTAACTCCACGGGCACCCCGCCATGCGCTCAAGTTTCGACGGGGCAAATTCGTGATGTTTCGACGCGAATGTCATTTGTCGTCCCCGTCGAAAAGACTGCCGGGATTATGGTCGGATTCCGGGACCGGTTCCTGCGCCGGGGCGGGATCGGCGGGAACATCCTCCGCGACGGTGTCGATGGGCGGCTGGTCCGCCATGATGTTCGCCTGCGCGAATTTGTCGTTGGCGGCGTGTTTGATTTCGGAAGCGGCGGCGGCGTAATCTTCGTCATCCGCTTCGATGGCGCTCTGAAGTTCCGGCGACAGCGGCAGCCATTTGGAACAGCGGCGGAACACGGTCTTCTTACCCATTTCGTCGGGATCGGTGTTCCACGGACAGGTCTTCCCGTATTTCTTGAACGCCTGATACGCGCTCGACCGGTCGCGGATGGCGTTCACTTCGTCCATCGACATGGTTTCCGTCTTGATCGACCCGTCCTTGAATCGGACGATGCAGTAGTAGGCATAGACCTTGCCGCGCGACTTGCGGAAATCGATCTTGTGGTGGATTTCGCCGGTATCCCAGTCGAAATCGTCGTTTTCGCAGACCTTGTCGGCATGGATGTTGCTGATGAGGCCGCTGCGCATGGCGAGTTCCGCAAGCCCCTGAAACATCGGAAGCAGCGTCACATCGTAACTTCCGTCCTTCTTGCGGTAGCAGCTGATGGCGGCGCGGCGGCCGTCCGGCTCCAGTCCCATTTCCGCGCATCGCATGAATGCGGAAAGCACGCTCGGCTGATTGCGGCGGTCGGCAAGCGCGTCGGCGAGCGCCTGATTCTTGTTGATGGCGGTCAGCACCACCCGGCAGAACCGTTCCGGGGTGAGGACCTTTGGCAGGACGCGGGCAAATTCTCCCTGCATTCTGGCAATGATGGCGTTGGGCGATTCCTTTTTGGCGATTTCGTTCATGGTTTTCTCCTGTTTTGAGTTTGTTTGCGGGGGTCATTCCCCGTCTTTCTTGCGGTTTCCTGCGGCGCGGAACATCGCCGCGCCGATCATCATGGCGCGCAGCGTGTCATGCGACTCGTCCTGCATCGCGTCGGTAAACAATCTGAACTGTATGGGCGTTCTTTGTCCGGGCATCCCCGCGACAAAACAGATTCCGTTCCCCTTTTCCTCTATGTTGGCGAAGTTCACGCCGCAGATGAATGGGATTTTCTTCGGTTTGCACAGTTCGATCAATTTCTGCACCACCGGTTTGATTTCCGCGTCGAAATACGCGGACTCGTCGAAACGGGGGTCGGTGATTTGCTCTTCGAGATCGATGATCGTTTGCATCGATTCTCCCTGTTTCGGAATGGCTTTTTCGTTGAAATCCATGATTTGACTCCTTTTTTTTAGTTGTCGCGGCGGATCATTCCGTCTTCGATGATGATGGCGCACTCGTCACCGCTGGAAACCCGTGTGGCGATGACCTGAAGATTCTGTTCTTTGAGCCAGCGGTCGAAATCGTCGAGCGTGTCGAGGTCCATTGCTTCCAGCTGGTCCATCAGCACGAACCCGCATTCGGGATTGACGGCGCGGACAATGGACGTTGCGACGATCATTTTTTCCGATCCGGACATACAGTCCCATTTCTGTCCGTTGTAGTAGAGCAGAGAGTCCTTGACGGTCAGTCCGGCAAGCGGCATCCTGACGCTGGCGAGGAGCTGCATCCGTTCGCGGCGAACGTCCTCGATTCGCTTGGTGAAACGGTCGTATTCGCTTTCCTGCTCCGTCGCTTCCGCCGCTGCCTTGTCGTGGGCGACATTGGCGCGGAATTTCGCGTTTTCCGCTTCCATTTTTTCGATGTCGGCTTTGAAAATGCCGAGATCGATGTCCGGGGGGAGCGCGGCGGCGGATGCCTCGTACTCGCGGAGCATTTTTTCTTTTTCGGCGAGTTTTTCTTCCGCGCCGCTCATTTTCTCATGGCGGATACGGATTTCCTCTTTCAGCGGTTCGATGCTTTTGGTCCGTGTTTCATCGCGTTTTGCGCGAAGTCCCGTCAGCCGGGCGAGGTTTTCCTTGAGCGCGTACTCCCAGTTGACCTTGGCGTGTTCCAATGCCTCGACCACGCCGTTGAGATTGCAGTACCCGGCAAGGTCGTATCGTCTCTGCTTTGCACGGAGGATCAGTTCATCCAGTTCGTTGCCGAAACCGTCATCGATTTCCTTGGATTCGAGTTGTTCGATCTTTTTCGCAAGTTCTCCGTTTTCCCGCTCCATCAGTTTGAGCTGCGCCTGCTTCGCGTCGGTTTGGTCGGAGTATTCCAGCACTTCCCGCCGATGCGCGGTCACGATCTCCCGCAATTTTTCCGCATTTTGACGGATTCTGGCGTGGTCGTTGTTTTTTGCCACCGCGTCCTGTTGTCTGGCGATGATTTCGGCGGCGGAGAGTTCGGCGTTCGGAGCATCGTGATAATACGGCATCTCGTCCGCGTGTTTGCGGAGCGCGAGCGCGACTCTTCCGATCTCGGTGCGTTCGTCATAAAGCAACTTTTCCTGACGGTCCAGTTCGTCCAGTTTGTCGCGGATGCCGAGCGTATCAAGCAGGATCAGCGCCTTTTCCTTGTCCGAAGCGTGAAGAAATTTCGGCAGATCGAGCGCCAGCGCGGAAATGAATTTGTTCAGCAGTTCCTGCCCGGCCTTGCCGCCGTCCGGATCGGTCACTTTCAATGCCCCGTTCTTTCCGCCGCGTTCGACGACGATGCCGTTGGAGAGCGTGATCCGGCCGTAGACATTCCCGACCGCGTCGTTGTTCTTCGCGTTCGAGGGGGCGAATTTCGCGCCGCCGAGAAGCCACGGGATGCCGTCGAGCGATGAAGTTTTTCCCTCGCGGTTCTTCCCGCCGATCACGAAAAGTCCGCACTCCTCCGGCTCGAACTGGATTTCCCTGATGCGTTTGAAGTTCTCCAACCGATACGCTTTGATCTTCACACTCATTTTTCCTCCTGTCGGTGATAGATTCCCGTGATGTAGCGCGGATGATTGAACAGCCAATCGACGATGCTGTCGATGTCGAATGTGTTCCGGTCGATTTGGCGAAGCCATCCTTTGTTCTTGGCGCTGTTGACCGTCCGCACGCTGATGTTGAGTTTTTCCGCAAGCTGCCGGGTGGTGACGACCCCGGCGATCCCGGATTGTTCAAGGAGTTCGCGGATGCGTGTCTTGTTCATCGCAGCACCTCCATGAGCGACTTGACCGCCGCGAAAACCGACGCGACGACCAGCCCGGTCGCCAGCAGCAGGAAACAGCATCCGCAGACTGCGGCGGAGAATTTCTGGCTTTCGGTGAGTCGGACATGATCGCAAGTCGCATCGATGGGGCAGTCGTCGCAGCGGCCGTCGCAGGAGGCGGCGCTGATTTCAGTCGTCTTTTCGGACATCTTCGGTCTCCTTCACGGGATGCCAGTCGGCATTGGCGGCATCGGTTTTTGTGCAGAATCGCGGAGCGTCCTCTTTTTTTTCGTCAATCGCGCTGACGCACACGCGGGATTGGCAGAGATGGCAGATGTAGGTTTTCATGTTGTTTGACTCCTTATTCCGCCCCGTTCGGGTCGGATTGATTGATTTTTCCGATGACGCAAGCCGGGGCGACCCCGTAGGTATAGTAGGCGCTGACGCCGTTGAGCGCCCCCGAAGTGATGACGTAGTACACGGTGCTGGCGCGGCCGGTGTTGGGCGAGCGCAACCAATTCCATCCTTTTGCGATTTTGTCGGCATAGGCGAAGCGAATGCCCTCCATGACGCCGTTGTTCGCCTTCCCGGTGAGTTCGGTCACGGACGGCAGAAAGAATTTTGCCTTGAACCGGATGGATTCACCCTCTTCGCCGAGCGGTTTGGCTGTGATGCACTCGTACTCTCCCAGCGCTTCGAGGAAATCGTCCTCGAACCCGGCGAGAAAACCGTCCGTCTTTTCGTGGTCTTCCGGAGGATTGTCCCACTTGTTTTGCGCGGACCACCATTCTCCGCGTGTCTTGTCGCTGTTCAGCCACTGGTGGATCGCCGATTCCCGGTAGAGATTGCTTCCCCAGTTCGCCCGTTCCGAATGCGGATGTTCGTGCCGTTTGGCGTCCCGCTCTTTCTCCGGCGCGTCGAACTGCATGTCTTTCAAGGTGTAGATGGAAGCCAGCACCATGCCGGTGTCGCAGATTCTCACGATCCGGCAATCGATGGTGTTTCCGCTGCCGCCGAGCGTGCGGTGTTTGATCCTCAATATGTCGCCGAGACTGAAATGTTTGCGCAGTTCTCCGTCCTGACACATGGCGTTGATGTCGTTCCAAGACGGCGCGGCGGCGTTGAGTCCGCAAGTGGCCGTGGCGAAAAGCCGCCGCGACATTTCGGAACCGATATTCGATCCGACTGCGGCGCGGATTTCGCGTTCGTTTCCCTCGATGGTGATTGTCCCGTTGCGGGAGATGACAAGTTTCATGGTTTGGTTCCTTTCGTTGTTGTGGTTTTATTCAAAGCGGTATGGATCGGTTTTGTGGAAGGGACAGTTGCTCCGCATCCCGTATGGATTGCGTTCCGTTCGGTTGTCGGTGCTGAACTGCTCCAGCTCGCACATCGGGATTTCCCTGACTGCTCCCGGAATTTCCTTCGACGGCACAGCAGCCATCTTCAGGTGTTCGCAGGTGCCGCAGGACTTCGACTCCGGGTTGCGGGGGCAGAACTTCTCATGCCGTTCCATGTCGGTCTTTTTCGAGAGGACTTTCGTGCAATAGCCGCAATGCCAGCGTTTGACCTCGCGCATGATTACCACCACCTTCCTTCGGTTTCATACTGGGTCTTGATCTTCTCGTAGAAGTAGACTTGCCCTTTCGGGGTGATGCGGGAGCAATGGTGCAGTCCGGTCGATCCGTCGTTGTGGACATGGAACCCTTGCGAAAATTCCAGCAGTTTCATTTCTTCGGCTCGCTGGCTCGGATAGCGGTTCAGATTCATGTAACCGTTGTCTTTCAGCCAGTCGAACATGTGCTTCTGACCGAAGCCGGACAGTCCGAGCGACCGGGAAATCTGCTTGGCAAAGTCGCGCACGAGAATGTTCCCGGTGGTGCTGGTGGCAAAAGTTTTCACGAATGCGACTTTCGGAGCGGCGAGTTCGAGTTGTTCAGTCTTTTCCTCGATCTCGCGGTTTTTCTCGGCGAGTTTCGCTTCCTGACGTTTGATCGTCTCGTCCGCGATCCGGAGCGCCCGCGCCATGATGAGTTCCGGGGTGTCGTCGGGGCGCGCCGCCATGTACCCGCCCGATCTGCGGATACTCGGCAGCACTTCGCCCGTCACCCAGTCGGTGAATGCCTCCGCTTCCGGCTTCCGGCTTTGGAAAACGACCTTGTAAAGATTCTGCTCGCTGATGAAAGTTGCATTGACGGTTTGGATAGCGTCGGTTCCGTCAGCTTTTTTGCCCGTCACCACCCCTACCTCATTACTAATGACCCCCCCCGGATTGAGGCGAGTTTTGAGTTGACTGGGATTTCCGATGTCCAAAACCTTGCACACGTCGGCAAGGCAGAACATCGGCTCGCCCTGATCGTCCTTGACGACGCGCACCGCAGCCCCGTTGAAATCAAATCTTTGAATCTCGTTCATTGGCTCCTCGCTGTTTGGTATTGTCATGTGCACTGCGTGATTTTAATTCACAGATGCGGCGTTATTTTGCAGGTGTTTTGTGGACACATTGTGCAAAAATTTTTTCAGCGCCTCACGCACGACATCGCTATCGTGGCAGTGATGCTTATCAGCGTAAACCATCAGTTTCAAGTAAAGATTCTCTGGTACTCTTGCTCGCGCCATCCGGGTCAGAACTTGTTTCTTCGGCATTTTTACCTCCTTGCGGTTGCTCTGTGCATAATGTGCCACAACTTTTATTAAAAATCAAGCGTGAAACACAAAAAATCCACATTTTTTTGCAAAAAAGATCAAAATGAACTTGATTTGTGGCACAAGAAGATGTAGATTATAGAGAGGTGCGGAAGAAATGAAACTGAAAAAGACAGAATTTTTGAGCCGTCTTGAGCGGATCGGGGAATCCCGATCCGACTTTGCGCACCGTTGTGGCATCAGCCGCCAGTCCATGAGCGCATGGATCAACGGCGACCGCAACCCGAAGCCGAACAATGTGAAAATCATGGCTGACGCGCTTCATTGCGGCATCGAGGATATTGCCGAACCGAGCACCAGACTCGAATCGGTGGCGATCCACGGCGACAAGTTTGCGAGCGCCATCCTCGGAATGAACTCCAACGAAAAAAATGACGCTGGCACGGGAAACGCTTACGACGACCTCGAACCGATGGTTTTGAAATTCATCGCCCGACAGCTTGCGGATCAGGTTCAGATGACCAACCAATCCGAAGTCGGGCGGAAGATCGGTTTGAGCGCGTCGCAGATCAATCGGATGACGCACGGGAAAGCGGATTTGAGCCTGTTCCCGATAGGCTCGCTGATTCGTCTTTGTCCACAAATCATCGACCGCAGTGCGCTAACGGGTGATGAATCGGTGCAATCCAATGATCTTGCGTCCGCGATAGCCAATATCAAGGCTCTTGCGGAAAAAATCACCGACATCAATGCCGCGCGAACGGTTGAGAACATGTTGAAAGGACTGGTGGGAGAATGAAAAAACTTGTATTCATCGTTGCAATACTGACGATTTTTTTCTGCGGATGCGGCAAAGAAGATTACCATGCGCACGAAACAGAAACTTTCCGCAGCGAAAAAACGGCAACATTCAAAAAACTGTCATCCATTCGTTCCGAACTGAAGTCTGCGATATGGAGTGCGGGATACGATAAAAATCATCAGGATGATTGCCGGAGGCGGCTCAATCGTGCAGTGTCTGCTGTGTCCGATGCGGATAAAATCGATAGCAATTTCGGATTCGCCTGCAAAAACTTGAGTTGTGAATGGGGGAAGTGCCGTATTCACACCATTCAGAACTTGATTGTCGGTGCGGCGTGCGTTTCATGTGCGCTAATCAAGACTTCAAGCCCGATTGCCGCCTACAATGATCCTGTAACCGAAAAACACAGGGAGTCTATTGAAAAAGCGATTGCGGACATTGACAGCGCAATCGCGGTTCTCGAAACGCCGGAGAGATTTATCAAGAAATAACCGTCATCGCCTGTCCTTGCGGCGCGTTTTTTGATTTTCCATCTCCGTATATGGAGTAATCTCCATTTACGGAGTTCCGTATATATACTTCTCCCCTTTTATTATAATATATATACAGGGTTGAAAGAAAATATCACATCTTTTCTCCCTTTATAGGGGTCTGGGGGAGTATTTCCCTCTTTTCTGCTTTTTTTGATGCGCATCGATGCGATTCAGCGTCTTTTTGCATCATCCCCTGCTGACTCCGTCGCTCCCCGGCTCATGGCGTCGATGGCGGTCATGGTGGCGGCTCGTCCCGCGCTCTGAAGCAGATGCGCGTAGACCTGTTCCGTGACCCGGATGGAGGAGTGTCCGAGGGTTTTGGAAACCTCCTCGATGGTCGCTCCGCTGGACAGCATCCAAGTTCCGAGCGTTCTGCGCAGATCGTGGATATGCAGCCCGGAGATTCCGAGTTCGGAACAGACTGTCGAGAAAGTTTTCCGCACATCTTTCATTGGTTTCCCGCGCCACAGGAAAAGCGGCCCGTCCGGATGTTCCGACATTCGCCGGGAGATGATTCCCCAAGCGTAATCGTTGAGCGCGAGTTCCAAGGGGCGTTTGATTGGATTCCCCGGCACGTTCCAGATGCGATATTCCGGATCGATCTGCTCTCCGGTGATGCCGAGGACGCGGCTTTTGCGCTGGCCGGTATAGATCATCAGCAGAATTGCCTCTGCCTGATCGCGGTACATGGGAGAGCTTACCAGCGTTTTCAGCCGGGAGATGATTTTCGGAGCCTCGTCCTCCCGCATCACGCGGGTGCGCGGGGTGGTTTTGTGGTATTGGATGGACACGGTCAGGTCCGGCAGCGTCATCTGCAAATTGCGGGCGAGTTTATTAACGGCGGCGGAAAGGTATTTGACGGCATTGTTTGCAGCGTATGGCGTATTTTTCATGGACTCGAAAATCTGCCTCACATCCTCCGGGGAGATGTCGCATATTTTCCGGTCCGCCAGTGGCGCGAAGTGATTCAAGGTGGATTTGACGCACGCCTGATTGCTTTGTGTGGTCAGATAAAAATCGAACGCCTCCCGCAGCAGCGGTGATTTTCTGCCGCTCCCGGCATGGATGTTCTGATAATTGGCGATTGCTCCGAGTTTGTCCAGCGCGGCGGCTCTCGCTTCTTCGAGGGTCATGTCGGGATATTTGCCGAGGCATATTTCGTGCATGGTCTTGCCGTGGCGTTTCCGCAGATAGAACGAAATGCTGCTGGCGAGGACCCGCACCTGAAGATTGGGGACTTCGGTATCGGCGTACCGCGCCGGAGTTCCGGGCGTCAGTTTTTTAACGAACGATGCTGTCAGTTTCAGTTTTTGCATTCCATCACACTTTCATCACATTTTTTGTTTGCAATTTGACGCTTTTTTATTCCATTTCATGCCATAATATACCACTCGCGGCTGATTTTTTCAACCGGAAACAAGCACAAAACGGGATATTTTCCGAAAAACAGGATTTTAGACAATTTGACTGGGGGTCAAAAGGTCGAGAGTTCGAATCTCTCTATCCCGACCATTTTTTTGTCATAATCCGCAACGAGTTATACATTCGCTGCGGATTTTGTTTTTAGAGTGCCATCACACTTTTATCACACTCCGCGTTCGTAAAAAACAAAAAAATCCCCGCCACATTGCTATGGCGAGGAACCCGGTTGCACGCGATACCGACTCCGGGAAGCCGGGAAAGGAATGCGCAGCGCAACTCGTCAGTCGGTTCGGAGAACGCTGCGCATCGGGTCGCTGCTTTCCCGCTATGGCCGCTCCGAACCCATTATGGCGATGTCATATATTTTAAGCATGAAATGCGGAAAAGTTGTCATATTCGCATGCTTCGATCAGAAAAAAATTGAAATTATTTTGACTGGACAGGTGCGGTCTCCTGATTGGAAGCGGTCGTATTGGATTTTTTTGCCAATTCAGCAAACGCTTTTTCCGCCTCCTCGCGTTTCTTCTTCAGTGCTTCTTCGGCGGCTTTTGCATCCGCATCGCTTCCGGCCGTGAAATCGTATTCGATAATCTGCTCCTTTGTGCCGAAAAGCGATTCGGTCTGCGTAGCTTTGAAATATCCGGTCGTCGGGACCTTCTGATCGGCGGGGATGCCGACCTTGCGGCTTTTGTAGGTGACGCGGCCGATGATGATCCTCCCCTGCGGTGTCGCGGTCTCCGGATTCGCGGTTTCCAGTTCTCCCAGCATGACGTACCCGTCAAGTCCGAGATTCTTCCCGGATGCGCTTTCAGTCATCTTCCCGGCGGTCGTTGAACACCCCGCGAGGAATACTCCGACAATGCCGACACAGACTGCGACACTCAACACATTGCCGAGTTCACGCGCGATTTCGATGATCTTTTTCATTCTTCTGCTCTCCTTATTTGGTGTGATGATACGGACACTTTTCGATGTGTTCCGCGATAGCCGCTTTGATTTCGCGCTGAATATCGTCCTTGCTCCACAACTTACCCTCGATTTTGGCGAGGTCGGTTTTCAGGTTTGCAAGAGACTCCCTGATTCCGCTTATGTCGTTTGGGAGTGTCCCCAGCTTGATGTCGATGACCCATTTCACGATTCCGATGACTACGCCGAGCGCAATCACCCCCAATACGACCAGTGTTACGATTTGCAGCGGTGTTGCGCCTTGAGTGATCGTGACCAAATTTTCCGGTGTGATGTTATTCATTGACTCCATCCTTGATGAGACGATTTTCTCTCCATGCGATCCAACCGAACCACCGCACCGCATAATAAGCGCACTTTGCAGCGAACAGTCCGGCTCCGAACTCGATCAGCAGGGACAAAAACATCCTGTCCGCTTCCTTGCGCGTCCAGTCGGATGGCTGTGTCCGATAAATGAAGTCATGGCAAATTCCCGCCGTCGTGACGTGGCTGTCGCTGTTGGGGAAGACAATTCTCCAGAACATACGTGGAACAGATGCCCCGTCAGACTCAAAATATCGCGGAATCAGAAAGGATTTCCCGCCGAAGCTCACGCGGTAAGGGAAAAGAACCGTGAAGACATTTCCGCGCTTATCTTCCTTGTGTGTCCTGAAAATGATATTATTCATGCGTTCACCTGCTGATCGTTGGTGAACAGATCGTTCCAGTTGTACTCAATGCGTCCGAGATCGGATGCGATTCCGCAGAATTTGATGGCGAGGTCTGCGGTTTCAGCATCGCTCAATCCATTCTTCTGGCACCAATCCAGCAGTTCCGCCGAGTATGCCCCGGTCGGAAAATCTGCGCGAGTCTTGTGCAATTTGACGGCAACTTCATCGACATAGGCCCAAAATGCCGCTTTGACCTTGGCGTAAGCCTGAATCTGTTCTTCCGAATGGGTGGTCAAGGCATCAATCCGTTCCTTGAGCGCGATCTGTTCTTTCTCTTTTCTGGTAATGACTTTCATTATGACCTCCAAAGATTTGTCTCACATAGTTTTTCATCTGCCGTATCAAACCCCGCGAGTTGGCTCTTGCCGCATGAGCCGACCAACTTTGAAAGTGCAGGCAGATGTCGTTGAGATTCATCTTGCCTTTGTCCACCATCCCTTTTAACGTCCGGAGTTTTCTGCGCTCTTTGGAAATCGATTTGTGATTCACCTTGACGATCAACTTTCCCGTTTTATTGAAAAAGCGCCGATATTTTAAGAACACCACGCCTTGACGCAACGGAGAAATGCACGTTTTCGCGTTCAATCTCAAACCGAGTTTCGTCACCATTTCCGTGATTGTCAACAGCGCGTTGCGTAGAACTTCCTTATCTTCATGGATCAGAATAAAATCATCCATGTAACGGACATAATACTTGATTTTGAGACGTTCCTTGATGTAATGGTCGAGGTCATCCAGCACCGCAAGTGCGATGAGTTGTGAAATTTGACTGCCGAGCGCGACGCTCCGCTTCCCGAATGGGTCTGCGGCGATCTCTTCCGGCGACCGGTTGTCCGGGAAACTGTCGATGATGTCGCAGATGTATTTCAGGAAATTCTCGTCCCGGATTCTCTTTTTCATCGCGGCTTTCGCAACCGAATGCGGAATGGACGGAAAAAACTTGGAAAGGTCTATTTTCAACACCCATCCGTTTACACCGTGCTTTCGGTAAAAACGTCTCATGTGGCAATCCAGACGATGAATGGCATAATCTACTCCGCGACCGACCAGACACGCGCAGTTGTCGTGGATGAATCCTCTGGTGATGTCCCGATATACTCCGTTGTTGCAGATTGACCGCTGAAACACTCGGTCACGAAAGCGCGTCGAAACGATCTCCCGTTTCTTCGGTTCGTAAACCATGAATCGGATGTATGGCATGATGCTGTATTCGCCGCTCAGCAAATCCTGACGAAGCCGTGATGTACGAGACAGAATGTTGCGCAGATAGTCCTGCACCGATTCCTTCCAGCGGACATTGCGTGCGCATTCAATCGCCGCGCGGTACAGTTGCTCAAAACTCAACGATTTTTCAAAGTCCGTCATGTTCCCTCTGGTGTTTTCATAAAAAAGCCGCAGTCTACAGCGATACCCGCTCGAAAGCGGACCGCATCTGCGGCGTGTGTTCCCACCCCCTGTTCGGGAGTGGCAGGTCAGCGGCTCCTTGAATATATTGCTCTGATTTCAGCCTTTCGGCTTACTCTATGCTGGCAAATCACATTCGATCCGGGGCGACCCCGTTGGTATTGTTGGCGTTGTTGTTGTTGAGCGCCCCCGAAGTGTTGACGTTGTACACGTTGTTGGCGTTGCCGGTGTTGGGCGAGCGCAACCACCAGTTCGAGGTCCCGAACAGCCGCAAACCTGTCTCAATGAGTCTGCGCTTCAAAACGCTTGTCATCACTCGCCTGCCATGTTCTGATTAAGCGTTGGATATTGATGACCAATCCGGTCCAGAACTCCACCCGGTCGGATGCCAGATGAAAAATTTTGTAGGCCAGATTGATTTCCGTCAGCAGGGCAAAGCAATGAGCCAATGCCTCGCTTTGAAGTCGTTTCCGGGTATTGTGCCCGGAAACGTCTTCTACCCGCACGCTGTTTGCCAAAACAAGTTTTCGCAGAATGGACCGCGTTTCAGAGACAATTTCATTCGTCACGCACCAACGATACCGCTTGGGAAAATTCCTTTCGTTGCACACGATCTGCATTGTGTACACCGCCAGTTCTTCCGCTTTCACGATACACGTCAGTTTGGATTCATTACGTTGACTCTTCGGCACACTCATATTTTGATTTTTCTCCTTGTTATTCCGCGCCGTTCGGCGCGATTGGTATAATTAACAGATGACGCAAGCCGGGGCGACCCCGAGGGTATAGTTGGCGCTGAGGTAGTTGTTGAGCGCCCCCGAAGTGTTGACGTAGTACACGATGCCGGCGTTGCCGGTGAAGGGCGAGCGCAACCACCAGTGCGAGGCATTGTTTGCCGAATTATACTTGATTTTGCTGTTTGCGTCCGTTCCAAAGAAGAAAGCGAACTGATCTCCCTCGTAGATATTGTTGTTCGCACTTCCGAAGACTTCAGTATTGGACGGCAGAAAGAACGTATCGCTGGTAACGCGGCTTCCGCCACCGTCCGTCACGGTGTTTTTGGCAGTCCTCAAATACACCGCGCCGACCGCGTCGATAAAACCGGGTTCGGTGATGCCGTTGAGGAATCCTGCGGTGCTTGATGCGTATCCGGGAGCGTTGTCCCAAATGTTCTGCGCCGTCCACCACTGACCTGCGCCCTCGGCGTTGTTCAGCCATTGCCGGATCGCCGATTCCTCCCAGTTGTTGTATCCGTAACTGACGCGGTTGGTATTGGGGTTCTTTTCGTAATAGGTGTTGCCGGTAACGGGTTCGCCTTCGGTAACGGACGCTTCGGAATACTCGTCGCCGTTCTTGGTGTAATACGTTTTCCCGTTTTGGAAAGTTGCATCTTCCGTCAGCGCGTATGCTTTTTCCGGCGCATCCCATTGCAGAGATGTCAGGACTTTGCGCGACAGTAGACTCATCGAATGCGCCTGAAGTTCATAAATCACCCCGTCAACGGTGATTTTTTCCGGGACGCTGATATAATCATGCGTGCTGCCGACATTGGTCGATCCGGTAATTGCCGAAATCGTTCCTTTGGCGTTTTCCAGACTGCGTTGCTGGTAAACCGTGGTTCCGACCTCGATTTGTCCCATCGAGTGAACCCACGCATAGGAGTTTCCGTTCGCATAAAGGAGAGCCACGGGGATACGGTCATCGAATCCCATGATTTCCTGCTGGATTTCCCCGTATGTGGAGTGTGACGCTGTCAGAATGTCGCCTGCCGAAAAAACGGTCTGTGCGTCTCCGGAAAGCACGAGATCGGAAACCGTCGCCCATGTGATTTCGCTCGTTTCGACGCGGTTGGCATCGTCGATTGTCACCACGCCGTCGTCGGTGTACGGGAAGAACTGGTAGTAGTATGTCACTCCCTCCGTGATCGTATCGACGAAAGCGCTCCCGTTGTACTGATTTCTCGTGGTGCAGTTCAGTATCAGGGTGCCGTCATCCGGTCCCGTGGGATAACTCCCCTGTTTGCGGACCCATTTGCACCCAGCCCATTTTGCGATGACGACGCCGCCGACCACCGTGTCTTCGGCATCTTGGATTTTGATGCGCACGGTCGAACCTTGCGCCACGCACCGGATATTCGATACGTTGCCGACGCCGACCGCGCCGACCTGACAGTCCTGCCAATGGTAGTAACCGCTTTCGTCAACGCACTGGTAAAAATGCCCGTGTTTGAAATTTTCGTTGGTCTGCCCCGTGTAGAGACAAACCTTTCCCGCCGCGTCCGCGTTGGCGTTCGGCATCGTCGATACCGGCTGGATGGCGCTTTCGATCAGTTCTTTGTCCTTGCCCGACAAATCCTTCTGCCGAAGTCCGCCCATGATGGGATCGTAGAAAACGTCCATGATTCACTTCTCCTATTCGATTTCCTTGGTTTCGTTGATGGGAATGTAGGTGAGCGTAGCCCTGTCGGAGACCTTGCCGTAAGTCCACTCGATCACGGTCGTTCCGCTGGTCGAGTTGTCGATGCGGTGGATCGGCCCCGTTTCGTAATCGCCGAAAATGATGTAGGTGTAGTTCCCTTCGGTGATGACCTTGTAGGCGGGGAGTTTTCGGCGTTTGAAATCCACGCTGGTCTGCTGGAATCCGTACTCGTCGATTGTTTTCATTTGTCTTTCTCCTTCTCTATGATCTTGTTGATCGTGTTAATAACCTGTTCCGGAGTAATCATCCGGCTGCACTCAAAATGTCTGTCAGTCCCCTTATGCCGGGGACACCACAGATAATCGAAATGGTCGAAATCTTCGCGCATGTCGTTCCAGCACCCGTGACAGGGGTGATAATTGATGACGCGGTACGGGGTGTAGAACTCATTTTCCGCTTCCGTAAATCCGCTTATCAGCACCACGGGCACCTTGCAGCACCACGCCAGCCACGAAAGACCCGAACTCAATCCGACAAAGAAGTCCGCGTTTTTGATGATGTCGATGCGCTGTTGCAACGGCAGATCGCCCGTAAAGTCCTCCGCTCCCTGCGGGATATGGTGCCACACCAGACCATGCCCCTGCACCCGGTCGCGGTCGATGCAAAGCACCCGGTAGCCCATTTCCTTGAGATACGCGATCACGCGATCCCATCCGAAGGGATTGTTCCAGTATTTGCATCCGGAGCTCGCCTGTGTAGCGATGCAGACATACTTTTCGCCAATGGTTCTTTCGGCGGAAAGATCGACGCGTGGCGGTTCGTCGGCGAGTTCCATCCCGGCAAGACCGAGGATCATTCCGGCGGTCCTGTGCAGTCCGACCTGCCGGAAATCGCGCGGCTGATTGTCCACATTGCCACGGAAAAACAATCCCAAGAGGTAGCATGCGTATGGCTTGTAGTTTTTGGTCTCTTCCGGGGTGATGAACTCGATCTCCGGGTACTGTTTCCTGAAAATTTCAGCGATTTTTCCGGTCATGGCGCAGACGAGTCGGCACCCCGTCTTCTTCTGAAAGCGCTCCACGTAGCTGAACCATGCGATGCTGTCGCCCAAGGTTCCGACCGGTAGCTGAACCAGAACCGTCTTCCCGCGAGCGTCGTAATCGTGATGATATACGAGTGCCGGGTTCCCTTTTTTGTAGACTTCGATCCGGAATCTCACGAAGTATTTTTTGACAGAAACCACCCATGCGCCTTTTGCCACGTCAACCGAATAGAGAACGAGATCGCTGTCCAAGTCTTTCAGTACCACATGATATTCATCCGCCCCGTCCGGGAACTTCATCCGGCATCCGTCGTTGAAGTCGAAAAGAATACCTCCTCCGAGATTTTGCGTCGGGGTATCCGGGATGTCCCCATAGATTTTCGGCTGCGGCGGAGTTTTCTGCTTCTCTGCCCCGTCATCCTGTTTTTGGGTTACGCACATCGGCGTATCGCCCCTGATGGTGAAATTGTCCATTTTTTCCTCTCTGTTTTTATGGTTCGGCATACGTTATCGTGGCACCGTCCGCGACGTAGATATATGCTCCAGCCTTGCTGGTGATGTTGATTGCCGATACCCCCGAATAGAACCATACGCTTGCGCCGCTGGACACCACCAGTCCGGACGCGGAGCCGGGAGCGGACATATACAGACTGGTTTGACTTTCCATTACACCGCCGTCCAGATATGCAGAACTCATCCACATGCTTGCGCCGGGACTCATGGCAAGTCCGGAAATCCGTGTCGAACTGTACATTTCTCCGTACCCGGCCATACCGATAGTCAGCGAAGTAATCATACCGCCGCGTCCGAAGATCGTGCCGCTTTCCACGGTATTGATGAAGCTGCTTGCCCGATTGGATATGAATTGGCTGCCATAGGACATAAGCGTGACGTTGTTGGCCTGCCCTCCGGGACTGACGTGCATCATGCCGCTGCGCCCGGAAAAGGTCACGCCGTTGGCGATTCCTTCGCTTTTGACGTGCATGTACGATGATGATCCGAGCGTCGTATCGGTCGCCGTTCCGCTTCCCAGCACCAGCATGGAGCCGTAGTTTTCGATGATGGCCCCTGACAGATTTCCGCCTTTGCTTTGGATATAGTTGTTTGAGAGCGCGAAACACCGATCCTCGCCGAAATCGATGGTATTGTTGCCGCTGATTTGAATCCATGCGCCTGTTTCGAGAGTCATGGCTGAAACGGTGTTGTATTCCTGTATCCGCAAACTGCCGCCGCTGGAAATGTATCCGGACACGAGTTCGGTGTAATAAGCCATGTTCAGCATCCCTCCGGAATCCACGATGCACGAACGGAGTTTGGCGTTGCTGTTGGCGTACAGTGACCCGCCAGCGTGGACATGCGTGTTGATTGCTGACCCGTATGACACATACTGCCATCCGCCCGATGAGATTTCCGCGTCGAACGCGGTTCCGTAGGTGCTGACATACTGGTACGCGCCAGCGTAAATCGTCGTGGCAAACGCGCTTCCCTGTTCACGAACGATTTGCGAACATCCCGGCGCGGACAAAACGGTGGAGTAGGCAATCCCGTATTGCGACAGCATCTGATAACAGCTGCTTTCCGTCAGAACGGTGTTGCTCGCTATGCCTGACGAATAGATGAATTGAGACCCGCCACTTTTGATGATGGTGTCGATGCTTTGGGCGTAAAAACTGACCGCCTGCATCCCGCCGTATCGGATAACGGTTTCGATGGCTGTGCCGCCGTAATAAACCTCTTGAACATTGCCGTTGTTGAGCGAATATCCGCTCGCGGTTCCTCCGGACAGGGAAAAATAACCGTCGATATTCGACCCCGTCACGATGGTTTGGTCATCGTATCCCCATACTCCGTGAACGAGTTTTCCTCCGTTGTTCAGTTGGATGTCGTAGCATTTTGCCCCGCTTGATACATAAAGGTATGCCCCGGAGGAAACGATTGTCCCGGACATGAAAATTCCGCTCGAACAATAAAATTCGTAACTGCTGAGCAGTGTCGCGTCCACTATGCTTGCGCCGGGTGACGCATAGACCGATGCTCCGTAGCTCATGGTGCAGTTCTTCAGCACCGCGTTGGAATATACGGTGCAGTATCCTCTGCTCCTGATTTCCGGTCCGATCATTGTAGCGCCGTTGTTGAGATTCACAAAGCCGTTTGATGTGATGATTGTCCCGCTTGCGGTTCCTCCGCTGGAAACAGTCATGGAACCGTTGGAATTGATCTGTGTGTCTTCCGTATATCCGCCGGAGGAAACAAATTGAAATGCTCCGTTGTTGACATTGACATTCTTTGCCGACCCGCCGGAGTAAATCCGCTGCGAACAACCGTAATTGATATGCCCTCCGGAAATGACTCCGCTGTCGTATGCGTCGATCCGCTGTACGCGGTTGCTCATCATTATCACGTCGCGGATCACCATAGCGCTCTGTTGCAATCTGCCGTTTGACAGATACGCGAAAGCCCCGCGAGACCCGGAAACCGGCTCGTCTCCGCCGCCTTGGTCGCGGTCGATTCCGTAGGGGTTGTATCGGTATGGAAATTTCATGTCAGCTGCGCCTTGAAGCAGTGCGAATAATTGACGAACATCCGCAGCTTGTTGATCGCGTTGTTGTCGTAGATCGCGTGGATGACGAAAACATAGGTCGTGTTCACGCCGTCCAGCCGGTCGAATACGGATGGCACGTCGATTGCCTCCATCGTGGAGTTTACGCTACCGATGCTGATGCCGGTAATATCGACGGACGATGTCAGTCGGTAAATCCATGTGAAGTCATCGCCGCCCTGTCCCGTGTAGGCGTCGCCGTTTTTGTCTTTGACCGAGGTGAAGTCCAATGCGATTGTCCCTGCTGAATTGACGGTGCTGTTCACCAGCACGGGGCGGTTGAGGTACAGCGTATTCGGGTTCGCCTCGCTCTGCACCATCTGCCGCACCGGATCGTTGAGTTCGGAAGCGTTGACGCTCCAATCGCTGATGGCGCTTTTGGTGTGCGAATGACTTGCCGCCGCCGCGCCGATCTCTGCGATGCTGATGTTTGCCGTACCGTCGAAGTCGGCGTTGCCGATCTTTCGGGCATTTTTGAGTTTCGTTGCGTTGTCCGCGTCCTTTGCGAGATCGACTTTTCCGTCATCGTTGGTGTCGTAGACGCTTTTGAGCATATCCCCGACACCGGTCCCGTCGTCTCCGATGTATTTGACCCAGATCGCGTCGGCGGCGCTGAAGTCGTCGAGGTCGGGGCGCTGTCCCCGGTAACTTGCGACCGTTCCTGCCGATGTCGTCAGCGCGGTATCGGTGAAAATGGTGTTCCCGATGAGCGGCGTTTCGCTTGCGGTGTAATAATTCGTATCATCCCGAACCCAAGCGTAGTAGTTTGTTCCGCTGTTCTCTCCGTCACCGTCCGTATTCCGGTCGTAGGTATTGGTGCCATCGCTGATGACAGGCACATGGTTGAGCGGCGATGTACTGTGGATTTCTGCCCGCCACTTGAGCAAATTGGAGGGCGTCGGCGCAAAGTTCGTTCCCTCTCCGTCCGAAGCATAGGCGACGTAGATGTAGGAATTTGCCCCGTTCGTTCCCGGAGTTCCGGGCGGGCCAGCCTTGAGCCGCATTACCAGCCACAATCCGGTGTTTCCTGTGCTGGTCAGCCGGAATCTCATGTAAAGGTCTTCGTCCTGTTGCTCGTCGTGCCACGATGATCCGTCAACGGAAAACTGGCTGACCATGCCCGATCCGAGCGCCGCCGCGATCAGTCCGAGCAGCGTATCCTCGAATGTCGATGGCATCTGTGCGTCTGGATTCGCCTCCGCCATCGTCGCCGTGACCGACACGGTGTTGCACACATAACTGTCGCATTCGGTGATCTCCCCGTTGGAGACCGTGAAGAGCAGAAGTTCCATCCCGGCGATGTCATTCAGTTTGCTGGTGTCGCTGTATTCCATCGCGTCACGGAGTTTTGCGGAATCGGCAACCAGATCGAAGACGAATAGTCCGTTTGCCGGGTCGCTCTCATTCGACATGGCGGCTTGCATATAGATGGCGTCCGGAACATCCATGACGCTTCCGGACGCGTAGTTCCCGGTCGCGCTCGCACCATCCGCCAGCGCAAACGTGACTGTATTGCCGCTGATTGTGAATGAGGTGTATTCAAAACCCTCCGGAGCGCCGTCGCTCCCGAAGACGCGCAGACTTCCGGAGTTGCGAATCGTGGCGGCGGAAGCGTTGGCGATGGTTGCGCTGATCTGCGCCACCGGTCCGGCGTCGATGGCGGCGGTCGTCGTGCCCTTTCTGCGTCTGCGGAAATCGTTGTCCACCGACAGCAGCGCGGTGATCCCGGTAAGATCGTATTGAGCGTCCTTTTCCCACTCTTCGGGATCGCAACCCTCCGTTCCCGCGTCCGGGGTGTCGGTGCAGAGCTGGATGCGGAACTGCTCCGACCGTTTGTATGCCAGTTTGGGGAATCCGTCCGCGAAAAGACTGCCGGACGAATCGTAGAATGTGCGCGTCGCGGTGTTCACGTATATTTTCTGCATCGATGACCTCCGTATTCTGCCTATTCCGCGATTGTCAACGGTTGCCGCGCGTTGACAAACCGGGAATTTGTGCAAAACAGCGCGGAGGTCTTATGAAAATTTTCAAATACAAAAACACCGGCGGGATCGCCAATGACGAGAGCCAGCTGACCCGTCTTGCCGCGTCCGTCAGCAACGGACTTGCCACCATCCATCGGCGGATTTACTTTGAGGCGGAAAATGCCAATGAGGACGCGATGGATATTTTGTCTCTCAAGGAATTTCCCGCCAAATATGCCGCGCACCCCCGTCATGCCGCGTTCAAATACTACGGCAATGCGGAAATTCAGCCCATCTCCGAAAACTCGAAATACTGGATGGCCGATCTCGAATACTCGACCACCGATCCCAACGCCACCGACGAGGACGGCGGCACGATCACCAGCGAAACGAAACCGTGGAAACTGAAGCCGGACAACATTCAGTTCACTTATCCGGAAGTCGTTGTTCCGTTTACCGCAAGTTACAATTCGACCGGCTATCTTTATGATAAAAACGGCAATGCCGTTCTCCCGGTGCGGAACTCTGCCGGAGACCGGATTCCTGCGGAACGGGCTGTCCGCAATGTGCAGATGAGTTTCACATTCGCCACCCAGAGCTGGAACATCAACAATGCGCTGAAATACGGCAATTCCATCAATTCGCAGCAGATCACCGTCTGCGGGCTGTCCATTCCGCAGTACACGGGGTTGCTGCTTCCTCCGGAGTGTTCCTATATCACCGTCTACGAGGATGGTTCGACCAAAGTCAAATGGCAGTATTGGTCCGTGACCGTCAATATCCAGATCGACACCACCGGTCTGCTTTTGTATCGCCGGATGCTTGATGTCGGCGACCGTGCCAAATTCAAGGAGATCGACCTCTCTGCCGATGCGATGCTCGCGGCGGCGAAATCCGTGAACTCAAGATTCGCCAATTTCGTCATCAAGGCGGATTCCAAGCCGTCGCAGATTTGCCATTTCCGACTGAATGAAGCCGTGACATACGGAAACAGCAAAAAACTTTTCTATCCGACCGGGAAACTGATGTTCTGTTCGTGGAATCAATATCTTGCGGCGCGCAGATTGTATCTGATAGCCAGCGAAATCCTGATGCGTGCCGCGCCGCCGCAGCTGGATCATCTGTATGAGTTGTCCTGCGAACAGGACACGCAGATGCCGCTGGATAAAGGGTATCTCCTTACGAAAGCGATTGACGGTCACGCAGATTATGTTGCCAACACCCCGTACAATACGTTGGTATTTCGTGAGTATCCCGTGAAATCATGGTCCGGCTTGAATCTTCCCACCAAGGGGATGAAGTGGTAATGGCGAGACACGCGACACGACTGGTGGCTTATACCCCCCGTTTGGACAAGGCGCTCCGGAATCTTGTCGCCGGGATCGGAACGACCAAGATGGATGATCGCGTCGATCCCGGTAAAATCCAAACGGCCGACCCCGTCCGCGTCGAAGCGGAGCCGGGGTATTCCGGTTTTTTCAAACTGAAATTTCTCTCCGTGCCGCAGAGTTTCATCAATGGCGGTTCGGCAAGTTCTGGTTCCAGCCGTTCGTCATCGTCCAGCTCGTCTTCGAGTTCGTCATCCAGTTCGTCGTCAAGCTCATCCGGGCTTACCGGGACCGGCATTCTCGGATTGGTCAATGGCAAACTGGTGCTGTACGATACCGGCAGTTGCTCCGCTTCGTCAAGATCGAGTTCGTCGTCAAGTTCTTCCAGTTCGTCGTCATCTTCGTCTTCGAGTTCGTCATCCAGTTCGTCGTCAAGCTCATCGAGTTCGTCGAGTTCTTCCCGGTCGTCCGGGAGCGGTTCGGGAGACTTGGTTGATGTCATTGCCTGTTATGACGGGGCGAATATATCCAACACCTCCTGCGGTTTCGTCGATGCCGGGAAATCCCGTTATTATCTGCCGAGGACGTGTTTCACGGGTTTCGCGCAGAAAAAGACCTTGTATTTCTATGTGGAAATCGACATCGAGTCAGGCGCGGCGGCGGTAAAGATGTCGGCCGATTACCCGTCTCCATCGGACCATATTTCCCGTACCCTGATCGGTCGATTGGCGTACAACGACGGCGAATATGTGCTGACGCAGGAGCATCACGGCGCGATCTGCGAAAATTACCATCTTACTTTGTCGGTGCTGTAAAATGGACGGCAAGATATTTTTCAACAGCGACGGCAAGGTCATCATGCGCAACGGCAAAGTCTGGTTTTTCAAACAGTGTCCATGCGAGTGCGAACCGAAGGTGCTGGCGAGCAAGGTGGTCAATGGCAGCAGTGAGAGCAAGCGGTGCTGGGACCTCCGGGGGTATCAGGATCGGGAGATCGGGACACCGTTCAATCGTTGGCGGCTGATCGAGGTCAGCGACCCGCGCACTTGCGGCGGAGTTTTGTATAACGAGGGCGACATCGATGAGTGCGGCAAACTGGTAGGCTTGCCGGATGAGTTTTGCTCGCGTTACAGTTATGACGGCTATATGGAAATTCAGCAGGGTTGTTACGACTACGACAATTCGCGTTGGGTCTGGCCATGCCCTGAAAATTCAAGCCGCAGATATTCGTAGGAGGAATGCGATGTTCGATTTTACAGTGGGGACGATGAGTCACATGCCGTTTGCCGCGCCCGACCCGGAAAACGGTTTCTCGGCGCGTGAGTTCTGCTGCATCCCCGTGGACGGCAAATGGAAAATCCATCAGTTCCGCAATGGCTCGTGGGTTCGCGTCAACACCTTTATGCCCGACGACGCCACCGAGTGCAGTCCGGCAGCGGAGTATATCGACGGCAAATGGCATCTTACATTCGTCGCTGGCGGAGCCGTGACGCGGAGAATGTTTCGACTTTATCACATCTGCGATCTTGACGGCGATTCCGCACCGGTGGAACTTTGTCCTGCGGACTCCGGCTATTTGCAGAAGAATCATCTTGTCTGGGGTGCGCGCAGCGGCGGATTCAATATCGAGGGGCCGTTGCGCAATATCCGCGCGTCGTTCCGGGATGCCGAATTTCTCTACCGTGTCACCTACGATCCGTTCGATCCGCGCCGACTGATTGTATCTGGTCAGAAATTCAACGGGTCTCTGTTTTCGCGGGTGTTTTATCCGTGGGCTTTGAAACTGGAAAATCTCGTCGCTGACGGCGGTGTCGCGTACAAGGCGGCATTTTGGCGCGACCGCTGTTTTTACTGCGAGAAGATCGGTCCCGGATTCGAGGACCGCCGCATCGTCGAAGCTCGGAGTTTCGTTTTGGAACCTTTGGATGTGGATGAATATATGTGTATTACCTATGACGAAAACTCCCGCCGACCGGAGGCTCGTCTGCATGAAGGACAGGAGGATTTTGAATGAGTTGCAGTTGTCACGGCAAAAACGGCGCGGCGGTGGATGTCGCGTCTCCATTCGACCAATGCACCATGTGTGCGCGCAAGCACGTCAAGAACGCGTGGAGCAAGTGGGGCGAGTTTACCTATGAGGAGGATAACCGGGATTACTGTTCCGCGCAGTTGCGCGACGCAGCGGACCACCTGAAGTTTTCCCATCGTGAAACCGCGCTGAAATTGCGTGATCTCGCGGTCGCCATCGAGGAGAACCGGGACGCGGAGTATGGCGACATTGCCGCGTCGCTTGATGCGCTTCGCATCGAGACGCGGGAGTTGTTTTACGCCGACCACCCCGAAGCGCGGGCGCGGCTGGAGGGTTTGACCGATGCTGATTAAGGATTTCTCCGGACGCAAGGTCAGCGACTATCTCGCCTCCGGGCGGTATCGCAAGGTGATGATAAAGTTTCATCACGGTCTCGGCGATGCCATTGCGTTTCAGCCGTGTTTCGACGCGTTGCGCGGACGCTATCCGGATGTTGACTTTTATCTGCACGTCCATTGCGGGCAGGATGACATTTTCGGGACTTGCGACGAAAACGAATCTGCCTATGACATCGTATTCGAGATCGGATTCCCTTGTTCGGAATGGGATCATCCGGAAATGACCAAGGCGGAATACTGCTGCCGCAGCGAACTCGGCATCCCGCCGCCGTCCGCGCCCCCCCATATCGACCGCCGTTTTTCGTCGCCGCTGGTCGGAGTCCATTATCATTCGACGTGTCTGCCGGGGAAACTCGGCTGTTCGGAGTTTGTTGCGAAACGACTGCGCGATCAGATCATTGATGCCGGTCTGATTCCGCTGGACACGCACATGTCGCACTATTTCGACAATCCAGACAACCGCAGATTCGGTTTTGAGCACTGCACGATTCGGGAGGCTCGCGCCACCTGTGCGAATCTGTTGGGGGTTTTGAGCGTCTGTTCCGGTTTTGCCGGGGTCGCGTCGGGCAACTTTCACGCGGCGCTTGCGTTGTTGCCGGTCGAGACGGTATTGTTTCTCAAGACCGATTTCCCCGCGTCCCGGCTGACCCGCAGGAGCGTACTGGAACTCGATGTCAATAACTATGACGAAAGCATCGTCAACCTGTGGCTTGACCGCGTGAAACGGGGGATGGGTAGATGAGGATTCTGCTTCGCCACTACCGGTCTCCGGGGGATATTCTGATGCTGACGGCGGCGGTGCGCGATTTGAAGCGCGCGCATCCGTACATCAAAGTCAATGTCGATACTTCCGCTGCTCCGCTTTGGGACAATAATCCGCTTTTGAGCCGTGATGTCACCGCCGACAACGCCGACCGGGTGATCGACATCGAATATCCGCTCATCGATGACAGCGACGCGCTCCCCTATCACTTCATCCACGCTTTCCGGAAGGAACTTCAACTGCAACTCGGTCTTGCGATTCCGCAGGGTCCGTTTTGCCCGGATGTTTATCTTTCCGAGAACGAAAAGAAGCCGCTTCCGCTGTCGCGCGAACTCGGCGATTACTGGATCGTAGATGCCGGTTACAAAAAGGATTTTACGCTGAAAAACTGGGGGTTGTCCCGTTATCAGGAGGTCGTCGATCTTCTGCGCGGGGCCGTGACGTTCGTGCAGATCGGGGAGGGAAATCCGGACCATGTCCATCGCGGTTTGAACAACGTCATCGACATGATAGGAAAGACCGGCATCCGCGATTTCATGCGTCTCGTGTACCATTCCTCCGGGGTGCTGACGCCGGTGAGTTTCCCGATGCACCTGTCCGCTGCGCTTCCGTTGCCGGATGGCGGTATCCGGCCGTGCGTAGTCGTCGCCGGGGCGCGCGAACCGGCGCATTGGGAACAGTATCCGGGGCACGCTTTTTTTCAGAATGTCGGCATGTTCGACTGCTGCCGCGAGAAATCCTGCTGGCGCAGTCGCGCGGTTGCGCTGAACGACGGGTCCGATTGCGATAACAGCCTGTGTGCTTGTCCCCATAATGATAAAAACGGCGAGACTGTCGGGAGTTGTATGGCGGCCATCGAACCGGCCGTAGTCGCCGATGCGATCTTCAAATTTCATCAATTCCGATCAAAAAAACGGAATATCACTTGAATAATTGTTTTTCTTGTGATATAGTATGACAAAGGAGGTTGCGATGTCTTTTGTCTCTGGAATTTTCTACTACGTGTTGGTGATGGCTCTCGCTGCCGCCGCCGCGTTCCAATACTGTTCCGGGCGGATTGCCCGCGCATGCTTCTGTCTGATCGGCATGGGAATACTGCTGATTTTGAACGAAGTGAAACGGAACGCCAGAATCATCAACTACTACAACGACTGTGATTTCATATCGCCGCCGCCCGATCTGTCTCCGCATCCCGGACCCTCCGCGCCCGGTTCGCCGGAGGACGGGTCGAATGCCGGGACCGAACGATGACAAGATTGAATGTTTCGGCAGACGCATTGAATGTCCGCAGCGCCGGGATTGCGAACTCGGCGTACCATGTTTGAGCAGAGCGCGGGAATCCGCCGACGATCTGCATTATCAATACCAGCATGTCTCCGTTCCACAAATGGAATACGATCCCGGCGAAGACCGAGACCGGGATTCCGATCAGGTGGCGAGAGCATACTTCGAGGCGACATCGGAAACCGAATCGCCGACGCCATTGGCGCTTGAAGGTCTCACTGTTTCCCCGGAGTCTTTGCCGGTGGTGCTGAAAGTTCTTGAACGGATCGCCGAATACTATTTCAATACTCCTCATGTGCTGGATGCCCTTATGAATACGATTTTCAAGGGGAAGTCTCAAAGTGACATTGCGCGGGAAAAACACATCACTCGGCAATGCGAAAACAAGCGGTTGCTTCGTGAACTCGGCATCGCACAGAAACGGAATGACATTCAGGAACGCCGCGACCGTGAACTCGAAGCCAAAAAACGCGAAATCGATGACCGCTTGGAGGAGTTGCGGCAGCGCGACGAATTTTTGTCCGCGCTTTCCGAGCGCCACTGGCGCATCTACCTCTATCGCTTTTATGAACGGCGCAGCGCTGAATATACCGCGATGATGACGCATTGCAGCATCCGGACGGTTTTCCGAGTGTCACATAAATTGAGGTCGGAATTGGGCGAAAATGTCATACCGCATGTATCCGTGCGAAAAAAAATACGAAAAAAACGAAGCGGTGGGAAAAATGAAGATCATCGTTGACACGCGTGAGCAGTCTCCGTTTCTCTTCCGGGGGTACGACTGTCAGATTGAACCCGGCACCCTGCACACGGGCGATTATTCTCTCGCCGGGATGGTGGAAAAGATCGTTTTGGAGCGAAAGACCATCGGCGACCTTGCGTCCTGCATGACTTCCGGGAGAGCGCGGTTCGAGCGGGAAATGGAACGCATGAGGGATTTCGAGTCTGCCGCCGTGATTGTAGAGGGGCCGCTTGCCGAAATTCGCGGCGGGAAATATCGTTGCGGTCTCAACCCCGATTCTTTCGAGCAGAGCATTCTGTCTTTGATGATCCGCTATCGCGTCCCGTTTCTCTTCGGGTGGCATCGCAGACACGCCGAATGGCTTGCGTTCAACTGTCTGCGTCACTTTTGGAATCATCGCGCCGAATACGGCAGCCGCGTCGCGTTTTCGCCGTTCCGCCCATGAACTATCTGTTCTTGGTGATCGCGCCAATCACGATGATTCCCCATACGAAAACCGCCAAAACACACTTGATGACGGTGAATATCCCGGACAGGATGATCGCCAGCGGATTTTTATCGTTCACGGTTGCGCTCCATGTTGCATCTGACATAATATAATGTCTCGCAGTGGAATTTGCAACCAAAGAACATCAGTATGTGACAACACCGAGGCTGCCGACTGTCTTTTCAAGATTTTTGAGCGGCGCGGCAAGTTTGCTCATATCCATGCCTTTGCCCATTGCTTCGGCGAGTTTCAGCAGGGCGTTGTGCATTCTTTCGGTATTGGCATCAAGTTTTTCCAGCAGTTTTTCGTTGTTGTCCATGAATTTTTCCATATTCTTGTTCAACTGATTGCGTTGCTGCTGTGCCTGTGCTTCGCGTTGCGCCGCCTGATTTTGGTATGCGGTCGTCATGGCCGCGAGTTGCTGATAGAGGGTGTTGAGTTGATTCTGGCTGTTGCCGAGTCCAGACTGCGCGACCGTCACTGGCTGCACTTTCGCCGGGGTGACGAATTTCCTCGATTGCAGTTGCTGTGCTTCCAGAGAATAGGCGTTGACGGCGCTGGCGGTCGTTGCCTTGAATTTATCCATTGACTGAATCAGTTTCACGGTGTTGTCGTTGGCCCGTTTTTCCGCCTGCGCAAGTTTCTGCTTCGCCTTGATTTCTTCTTGCAGAGCCTGAATCTGCAACCCGGCTGCCTGCTTTGCTTTTTCGTAGGATTTTGCAAGATCGCTGTTGACTCCGGTCGGAACTTGGAAATTCCACTGGCCTGCGGCGTTCTGAATCCACCGGCCGCCGCTCTCCCGGTACAGTTCCGCCGCCCGGTTGCGCAGCAAAGTGAGTTTTTGCGGCAGGCTCTGCGTTGCCTTCAGCAAGTAGTCAAGCGCATCGCCCTTGAGCGTATCCCGCAGTTTTCCGTAACTCTTTAGTTTCGCCTCCGCGTCCTTGACCAGCGCGTCATAGGCGGAGATCATTTTCTTGAATGCCTTTTTTGCAACCTTGGCATCGCCGTTTGCGATGGCTTCGTAGTATTCTTTGCGCGCGTCGGTCATTCTTGATCTCTGTTCGGTCATCTGCATCGACGGGGTCATCATTTTATAGCGCACGCTCTCCTGCATTTCCCAAATGGAATCGATGGCATCGTATTGCGCCTGCACGAGATCGTCGATTTTCTGCACATAGCTGCGGATGCCGTTGGCGTTCTGTTCCGCTCCGTCGCGCAGTTTGTTCAAATTTTCGTTTGCGGCATCCCACGCCGACTTCAGCGCTTCGAGCTTTTGTTTGTTATGTTCGGTAAGGGTTTTCCCTTCTCCGAGGTGACGCGCCATTTTCATTTGATAGTTTCTGTAAGCAAGACCGGTTGAAATAGCCTGATCTTGAGCGTTTTGAAGCGTGACGGCATCAAACTTTTCCACCCGTTCGACGAGCAGTTTCGATAGTGGCTTGAAGTTTTCGTTAATCTGCCCCTGCACATTCAATTTGGGGATGACGATTTGTTCTCTGAATTGCTGGGTAAATTCGTTTTGAATGTCTTTTACAAAGGTCCTTGCGGCATTCACGGCGCGATTTGTCTGAAGCGCGTCTGCCAGATGTTTATCCATTTCCTTGGCAGCTTCGGCAAGTTTTCCGATTCCGTAAATCCAGTCCGCTATCGGTTGCAGAACAAAACTTCCCTTATAGGCGTCTCCGGTCCTCACGAGGCTTTGGATCATATCGACTGCGCCGATTACAACAGCCGCAAGCCCGGCAATGATAACATTGGCGGCGCTGAAAATGCTCGCGGCGATTGTGGCCACCTTGCCGAGTACCGCACCGATTCCGGTCAGCGCCACACTCAAACTTGCTTTCAAAGCGGCAAATGATGTCGCCAGCGATGCCACGACGCCTCCGGAGTGCAGAGCCTTCATGCCGGTCACAAACGATGTCCACGGATGGCGAAGCCCGGAAAGAACGGTTTTCAGGGTTTGCGTCGATGTGCTGAATTTTTTCATAAAGGAAGCGGTATCGAACATCGCCTTGAATCCGCCAGCAAAACCGACACCGGTTCGTGCGACATCGGCAATGGTGTTCGTTGCTGAATACGCGGATGCGGCATTGCGTGCTTTCTGCGCCGCCGCGTTCGCGGCAAGGGACGCAGTTTCGGCGTCGATTGCCGCTTTGCTGGCCGCGAGCAGTCTGATTCTCGCAATCTCATGGGCGTTTGCTGCGGCGATGTAGGCGTTCCACTCTTTTTGAGTGGAGAGGTGCCAAACGCTTGCGTTAAGCCCGGATATTTTGGCCGCCGTATCCATTTTTGTCATCAGCGTACTGTTGGCGATGTTCTGTGCGGTGACAAGTTCGCTTTTGGCTCGCAGCAGATTGGCGTCGGCGACTTTTTTCGCTGCCATTGCCGCCGCCGCGTTGACGACGGCTGCCTTCTTGACGGCCGCTGTCGCCGCCCCTTCAGTTGCGCTTGCTCCCGCCCCGCCGACCGTTGCCGCCGCCGCGCCTTTCCTCGCCGCCGTCTCCTTGGTGATCGCCGCCGCGACAGCGGTGCGTTCGGCGACCTCCTCTCTGCGCTGACCGGAAAGAATGGCGTTGTACTTCATTTCCAAGAGCGACATCGCCATGTGGATTTTTTTCGAGGTCTTGACCAGCGCGAGTCCCCCGGCGATCAATACCATCGCGCCGACCACTTTCTGCCCGGTTTCCCCCATGTTGTTGAATGCGGTAATCAGCGGAGTGAGCGCGCCGCCCAAGGTGAGAATCTGCACCATGAGATCGCCGGTGGCGATTTTGATTTTTCCGACCGTATCCGGGATTTTTGACAGTTGGAAATAGATGTCTCCGGTGAGTTCCTGCATCGCCTTGTCCGCGATCCCCGACTTGTTGGCGAAAAATTGCAACTGGTTTTGGAAGTCTCCCCAGCCTTTGTTGAGCAGCTGCAATGCCGCGCGCTGACCGCGCAGGTCGGGAAACAGATTGAGGATCGCCTGCTGCGAACCGCGCGTCTTGTCGTGGATTTCCTGCATCATACCGGCAAATCCTTTGGCTCGCAGGGCATCAAGACCGAGTTCGATCCCCAGTTTTTCCGCCGCGAGCCGACATTCCTTCGTCGGCTTAATCATCTTGGAAAGCATGTTGTTGAAATAGGTGATCGCGTTCCTCGTCTGCATGACCTTGGTCAGGCTGGCGATGGACGCCCCCATTTCATCAAGACTCAATCCTGCGGTCGCCGCCGTGGAAATGACCTGTCCGAGTCCGGATGCCAGTTGTTCGCCGCGCGCCTTGCCCTGTTTGACGATGCCGTAAAAGAGGTCGGTCAGTTGTCCCGCGTCGCGTGCCGAAAGATTGTAGGCGTTCATGGCGCTGGTCGCCGCGTCCACCGTTTGTGTGACATTCGCCCGGATCAGAGTTGAAAGCCCGGCCATTTCCTGTGTGAAATGCACAAGGTCGGCTTCGCTTCCGCGTACCCCGGATGAATACGCGTAGTAAAGCGCTTCGGCGTTTTTGGTCGCCGATCCGTAGACCGAACTCAAATTGAGCAGCCCGGACCGGATGCGGTCGGAATCGAACTCCAGCGTCAGCGAATTGACGTGCGCGAGTTCAACCCCGAAAGCGACCGCCATTTCGGTCGATTTTTTGAAAAAGGCTGCCAGTGTTCCGGTTCGGAACATCTGATAGATGGATTCGCCCAAATCCTCGGCGTGCCGCCCCGTATCCCTCATTGCGTTGTTGAGTTCGATGACGGGCGTTGCCTTGACGGATTTTGCATTGACATTCAGTTTGGATACCGCGTCGGCGGCTTCCCTGACCAGTCGGCTGTATTCGGACAGGGATTGCAGAACTTCCGGAGGGATCGGTTTCAGATGCTCTGTCGTGATCTTGCCGATTTGCGTCGGTAGCGGCTTGATCGCGCTGGCGGTTTTTTTGGCAAAATTGGCGGTTTGGACCAGCCCAGCGTTGAATTTTCCGATGCTTTTCCGTGCCAGATCGATTTTGGAAACAAACGACCCGCCGAAAAGTTTTCCGAGGGATTTCTGCGCGGTCTGCGATTTTTCGTCAAGAGTGTTGAACGCGGAGATCAGTTTGTTGATTTCCGTTTCGGCATTCCCCGCGCTGAACGCGAATCCGAGCGTTACCAGATCTTCTGCCATGTTTGATTCTCCATCATCCGTTTTCGTTTATTCCGCGTTTGTCAACAAAAAAACCGGGGATGAAATGTCCCCGGCTCCGGTATGTTTGAATCAACGCGGCTTGATGGTTTTTCCCGCCATGAAGTCTTTGAAATCCTGCTCGGCAAGTTCTTCCGGCGTCATCTTCGCCCGCCGTTCCGCCTCCTTGCGCTCCTCCTCCACGTAGTTCGACGGGAGTTTTTTCGTGTCGAACCCGGTGATCTTGGGATTTTTTGTTCCCTTGAGCGCGGCGCACCTGACATAGAAGTTGGTGTCTATCGCCAAATCCCGGCAGTCGCAGAGGGCGAGATAGATCGTCTCCGCCATCTTGAAACGCGCCGTCCAGATGTCGCACTCCTGTCTGCCGCTGCGCTTGAGTTTCTGCGCCTGCGCGATGTTGACCCAGATGAGATCGCGGATCGACATCGGCGCAAGAGGTGACAGGTCGTTTGCCTCCACGCAACTCTCGATCAGGGAGAGGTATCCGCCGACGTTTACGGCTGATCCGCTCCCTTTTTGGAGTTTTTTTCCGCCGATTCCGCCTCTGCTACTTTCGCGTCCTCGAAGGATTTGGTGAACTGGAAAATTTCGTCTCCGACGCGTACCGCCTCGGCGTTCACGTTCTCAAAGAGAAACGCGGCGACCGCCTGTTCGATGTCCAGTCCTGCCGCCAGCAGAAACACATAGAGGTCGCGGGTCCGGTAGACGTTCCGCGAAGTGTACAAAAGCGAATCGAGCGTCATCTTTTCGCCGTCGTTGAGCACGCGGATTTCGTATTCCTTCTCCGTACCCTCGAAGTTCGCCTTGATGGTCTTCTTCGGGAGTTCCTTGACGGAAATTTTCGAGAGGTCAAATTCGTTCTTCATGGTTGGTTTTTCCTCACTGTTATTTTGCTTTTACGTTCAGGAGAGCGCTTCCAGAAGCGTGAAGGTCGGGGTGAAACTCGTGTCGAGGCTCGCCGCGTCGCCGTCGCCGCCTTCGACCTTGGACACCTTGGCTTTCCAGCTGCCGATGGTGTTCGTTCCCGCCGTGAGCGTGATGGTGCCGGTGGCGTCGGTCTGCTGTGCCGCGACGAACGCGCGCCAGTTCACGCCGTTTTCGTCGTTGAAGACCGCCATTTTGTCCCACGACGCCCATCCGTTCGTGGCGATGGAGTCTTTGATCTTCCGCAGATTGGTCTCGAACTCCTGCTCTTCGTTTTCATCGGTGTCGGGTCTCCCGATGCTGACGTACTCGACGTTGGTGCAGTTGATGTCGCCGCCCGACCCGAACACGCTGGTCCCGGTTCCCGTGAATCCGGACAGAGCGCACACGATAGATTTGACTTTTGCCACCGCTCCGGTGCCTGTTACCAAACTCATTTGTTCTTCTCCTTGTTATGAGTGTTGCATACCTGTCGCCTGTCCTCACTGTCCGCTTATTCCCGCTTTGTCAACTTTCCGCCGCATTAAGGTCGATTGTCAGCAGCACAGATACCGTGTTGCACAGTTTTCCCTCCGTGCGCGAGGTCTTGATTTTCTTTACGGTGCAGTCCGTTCCGGATATGACGAATGTCGTTCCGATCAGGGCGGATTCGATGGCGGCGGCTTTCTGTTCCGATGCTTCCATCGATGTCCCGACCGGACAGCAGAGATCGTATTGCACGAGATAACTGCTGATCTTGCACCGCCGATTGGTCATGGCGCGTTCCGCGCCGCCGATCAGGTGTTCCTCTGCCCAGAAATTTTTCCCGGAACTGTCGAAATCCCGTCCGGCGAGTTTGAGTTCGGTGGCGGCGGCGATTGCGGCGGCGGCGACCACCCTGCGTCTGATTTCATTGCGTATTGCGATATGGTTCATTTTCTCTCCTTGATCGTCCGGACGAGTTCCGACATTTTATCTTTCAGATACGCCTCGCACAGTTCGATGAATCGATTCGGATGCGACTCGTTGAGATGGGTAAGAAACTCCGTGCCGCCTTCGTTGAGCCATTTCCCGTAGTAGACCGAATTGGTCACATACAGCACGTCTCCGAATTTGGCTTCCCGGAACGGATTTCCCCTTGAATCTTCGATCTTTTCGTAAAGATCGCCCTCGTATGATTTCTCTTCCTCGTTGAATGGGTCGCGTTCCGGGGTGATGACGCTTCGGTCAACCGTTCCAACCGAACAATTCCAGTTTGCGGCGTAATACCAAGACCACCCCGGTCCGTTTCCGCTTCCCGGTCCGCTGCTCAAAAAAGCATGGTATCCGAAATTCAGCAGATAATCCGCCGCTTCTGCCGCGATCAGCTGCTGAAGTTCTCTCACGCGGCTTCGGCATTTCTCCTCGATGAGTGCGATACCATGTTTGTTCAGCGGAATCCTCATTTGACTTCCCGGAGATGAAGTTTGTATTTCGATGGCTCGTTCGCATAAACGCCGAGCGGCACGATCTTACGGATGCTGTAATCGCGTCCGCAGTATGTCAGACGGTCGGTGCTGATGTCGATCCCTGCGGTCATTGCAGAAGCACTTCTCAAGTTGCTCAATACCGCAGGATCGCCGGTTGCCGGACGCAGTGCGTCGGTCAGGGTTTTTCTTGCAACCTCGCAGCGCAGATCGCCTTTCTTGATGTTTTCTCCGTCCACCAGCGCGTCCGCGAACTCTGACGGACTGCTGATATGGATGACGCGGACAAATGTCTTGTCGGTTTCCGCGAGTTCTCCGGTGTCGGAGTTATACGTCCTGCTCCTGACCAGATAGGTCAATGTCGCGGTGTTTCCGTAGACTTTCCGAAGGACTTTTTCCTCCGCTTTCAGGAAGGGGTTTCGTTTCATTGATACACCTGCTGAATGAGCGGATCGACGAAAATGTACCATCCGCTTTCGATCCGACGCCGCCAGTATCTTTTTCCGCGCCGGATGGAGCTTCGCGTGCGCGAAAAGAATCTGCCGTCCGCGACCCTGACCACGATGATGTACTGTTCCTCTTCGCTCTCGTCCACGGCGAGCTGCCAGAACCGGTTGAAATCGAACGCGCACCAGTAATGCCCGATCTTGATGAGTTTGTTGCCGAATTTGTCCACGGCGCGCGGGGCGGTTTTCCAGATTTTCTCCCGCGCTTCCGGATCATCGACGAATTGCCCGTTTTTCTGCATATTCCGCCTCAACATGTGGTTTGCTTCGATGCGACCTGCATCTGTTCCGCTCCGGTGGTTTCCGGATCGACTTCTCCGCCGAGCGCGCGCAGCAGTTTGACGACGATTTTCGGGAAGATCGGCGGGGTATATTCCTTGTCGAACTTCTTGCCGTCAGCCGAAATGAGTCCGAGTACCGTCAGCGGATGCGGTTCGGCGGGATTGTCGTCCAAACTCAGGAGATACCCCGCTTCCTGTGCGCACGCCTGCTTCAGCCGCAACGGGATGACATCGTTGTCCCAGTCGTCCGTGCCGTCCGGAGTATATACGAAAGAGTCTCCGTGTTCGTCGAAGAATGTGACATAGAGTTCGATGAAGTAAGTCGCCGACTTCAACGCGGACAGTTTCTTTTCATTCGATGCGTCGATCCATGCCGCGTTGAACGACGATTCCGAGAAAAACAAGTCCGCCCATGCCTTTGTGCAAAGCGGTTCGGTGAGTTGGGTGTGGTCGGGCATTTACTTCACCGTGCCTTTCTTCTTCTCTTCCGCGTATCTCGCGTCCACCTCTTCCGGAGTCATGGTGGCTGCTTCGATGCCTGCGGCGATGAGTTTTTTCCGTTTTCCGCTGACCTTTCGCACGGCGGCCAGCGTGGTGTCCTCGTCCGGAATGTCGCTGATCCCCGGTACGGTTTTCGCCTCCATACGCACCTGTTCGTCCACTTCGTCGATGGGCTTTCTGGCGTTGGATTTTCCGGCGTGGCCGTTCATGTGTTCCGCAAATTCCGCCTCGTTGGTGAACGTCCTTTTGCACCGGACGCAAACATTGAAAAAGGTACTCATTTTTCATCTCCTGTCGGTTGTTTTGTTTCGATATGTCGCTGAAATTCCGGTATCCTCCGGATGGTCTCGATGACAAGTTCCGGGGTGATGCCGCGCGTGCATTCGTAATGTCGCGCCGTTCCTTTGTGTTTGGGACACCAGTCGTGTTCACGGTTCTCGAATTTATACCGGGTGTCCGAGTAGCATCCATGACACACATTCATGTTGATGACGCGGTACGGGGTGTAAAACTCGCTCTCCGGCAGACTGAAACCGCTTATCAGCACCACCGGCACCTTGCAGCACCACGCCAGCCACGAAAGACCCGAACCGAGGCCAATGAAAAAGTCCGCGTGGGCGATCAGTTCTGCCCGTTGTGCGAGCGGATGATTCCCGGTAAAATCCTCCGCCTCGCGCGGGATGCTTGTCCAATGGATGCCGTCCCCCTGTGTGATGCTTTTGTCGATGTCGATGACGCGGTATCCGCATCTTTTGAGGAAACTCACCACCGTCATCCATCCGCTTGGATGAATCCATTCCTTGCACATCCCGGAAGCCAGCGTTGAAATGCAGACATACGGTTCTTGGATCGTGCGCTTTTCCGGGATGGTCACTCGCGGCGGCGTTCCGCCTTCGTCCGGCGACATCCCCAACATATAGGCGGCGTAGTGGTGAAGCGCGGTTCTCCGGTAATCCACGGGGCAGTCCGCATCGTCTTTCCCCTCCGTGAAAACGCCGATGGTGTAGTGTGCGTAGGGATAGAGTGAGTCTTTTTCGGATCGGTCGATGAAATGGATGTCCGGATATTCGGACTCGAAGAGCGTTCGGACATGCTCCGGCATGCAGACGTGAAGTTTGCATTCGTGTTTTTTGCGGAACGCGTCGCAATAGCTGAACCACGCGATGCCGTCGCCCATCGTGGGAACCGGCATGTCGATGACGACCGGTCTGCCTTTGGGAGAATAGGTGTGCTGGCAGATTTTTTCTCCGCTGTCGGCATCGGTGATCTGGATGCCGTAGGGTATGCAGTACCGTCGCCGCGACACGAAATAGTCCCCGGCATCGAGGATGTTGTCGCAGACCTTCAGATGATTCTGCATATCGAAAAGGATTACCCGGAATCGGCGAGGTGCGAGGGTCGCGGGAATTTTGATTCTTACGCCGTAGCAGTAGTCGAATCGGATGCCGTGGGCGGTCCCGCAGGTCGGTTCGACAGGGATTCCGAGTTTCCCGAAAACCCCGGCGAGGTATGCGTTCCATTCCTCGTTGGTCATTTCGGTTTGTGTTTTTTCTTCTTCCGGTTTCATGGGTGTCCTCCTGTTGTCTTCGCTTTTTCCGCGTTTGTCAACCGCTCTGCTACCGGGCGTGTCGCGGTAATGGTGAATTTTGGAGCCGACTGCCGGATTTGAACCGGCAACCAGCGCATTACAGGTGCGCCGCTCTGCCTTTGAGCTAAGTCGGCGAAAAATAAAAAACCCCGCCTTTGCCGTCTGCACAGTGAGGACGAAACAGACGGCTCGGACGGGGTCGTTCGTGGTTTCGCGGATTACGGAACCAGTTCCACCGCCACGCTGAAGTTGCCGGTCATCCCGGCGGCGTTGGCGACCTTCACCCGCATGTAGTGGTCATCCACATCGGGAATGAAACTGAAGATGTCGCCGGTGACGCTGGTCGCGGTCGCCGTGATGGTGTTCTCGGCGATTTTCCGCCACGCGGTCGCGTCGGGGGTGTCCGCGACTTCGAGTTCGGTTTTGATGGTGTTGCCGCTGGCGCAGACGGCGGAGCCGTCCAGCCATCCGCGCACCCGGATTCCGCCCTCGGTGCATCCGAGTTCAAACGCCTCGCTCACCTGAGCGTCGGTTCCGGTTGCGAGCGCCTGTTCCTTGAAGAAATAGTCGCCGTCGAAATGGGCTTCATTGCGTTTCCACATGATGTTTTCTCCTGTTGAATTGTGTTGGATTTAGAGGCTCACCACAGCCTCGTTGCCCCAGCCGATGTTGTAGCTGGTGACGACGGGGATGCCCTGCCAGTCGTAGAGCGCGTAGCGGACTCCGGTCTCGCCGTTTCCGATCTGGCGCTGCGGCAGCTGGAACTTGGTTGCCATCTTCTTCGCCAGCGTCGGGTGACAGTAGATGACGGTGTTCGTACCGGCGCGGACGCCGGAGAGCAGGTCATCCATCTGCGCGGCGGTCGGCAGACCGTCGATCTTGTCGCGGTCGCTGGCGTTGACGGCCGGTTCGATGTTGACGAGCGCACCGACCAGCCGGGGGTCGGCGAGCTGCAAGCCGAACTGCATGAAACTGGCGATCATCTTGCCGATGAACTTCTTGCCACCGGCCTCGACCTCGTACTCGTTCCCGCCGTTCAGCACCAGCTGCTCGAAGAGTTTGCCGTTGCTGAGGGTCTTGGGATTGTACAGCCCGACCGTTGAGTCTTCGTCGTAGGTCACGGCCACGAGCGAATACTGCTTGTTCGGGGTCGCGCCGCCGACCGACACGGCCTTGCCGTTGGCGAGGGCCGACTTGAGGAATCCGAGGTAGTAGAGACGGTATTCCTGATCGTTACCGCTCTTGGCGATGATGTTCGGCAGACGGGCATCGGCGTAGGCGGAGTATCCGCCGACCTCGGTGGCGGCATCCTTCGGGATCGGCAGCTTGCCGCCGATCTTGCCGAGTTTGGTCCGGCCGAGTTCAAAGCTGATGCCGACGGTCGGCAGTTCTTCGTCGAAATCGACTTCCGACATCCCGGTGATCTCGCTGATCGTGGGATACACGTTGTAGATGCCGTGCGAAGCCGCGCGCACCGGAATGGTGTCGATGATCGGGTTTTCCTCGGTCAGTTTGTTGATGATCCCCTTCTGATGGGGCTTGAGGAACACGTTGAGGTTCTTCAGGGTGTTTTTCATTTGTTTTTCTCCGATTGTTTACTTGTCGAGCAAATTCTTTTCCTCGTCGTCAAGGAAACCGCTGTCGGGGGCTTCCTTGTCGTTCGGCTTGACGCTGGTCGGGATTCTTTCGATTCCGGGGTTCGATCTTCCGGGAGTGTTCGGAGCCTTGAAGTTGAAATCGTTGGCCACCGACATCGCGTAATCGGAAAATTTCTCTCCGGTCTTCACGACCAGTCCCTCGCCGGATTCGTCCAGATCGATCAGGCCGAGAGCGACATCCTTGCGGAGAGCGCGAGTGAGACGCACGGCGTCGATGCCCTGAAGTTTGTTCACGGATTTCTCCAGAACGTCGAAGACTTTCGACTCGTGAATCTGCTTTTTCATCTGGTCGTATTCCGGTTTGATCTTGTCAAAGTCCGCCTTGAGGGTGTCGTAATCGCTTGAGATGCGATTCTTGTCCCTTTGCAGCGCGGCGATCCGTTCCGTCTGGTCGTTCGCGTTTCCCGCCCTGCTTTGCAGATCGTTCAGCTGCGCCTGTACCGCTTCGGGGGAGTCGCCGAGTTTCGTCCACTGCGCCAGTTTCGCCTTGGTCGCGCTGTGGTCCGCAGCCTCCTTGCGTTTTCCCTCCAATACGGCATCCACATCCGCTTGGGTTTTGATCTTCGTCTCGTCCAACGACACGACATTCCCCTCGACAGTGCAGAAACCGCGCACCGCTTCCGGCACCTCGTCCAACGAGGCATACGCCAACTTAATCATCGTCATTCTCCTGTGGTTTTCCGCCCAAGACCATCTTGACCGGGACCTGCCAAGACCATCTTTGCAGGTTTTTCGCCTATTCCCGGTTTGTCAACGGAGGCACGATTCGGCAATCTGCGGCAAAAATCTTATATATCGGTTGACAAATCGTAGAATGTGTGATATTGTATCACAAGGCAATCAAAAGGTGGTCAGATGAAAACAGAAAAATATATTTGCCCGTGTTGCGGCGGGGACATTTCCGGATTTGTGCGGGAATCGGTCATCAGATACATCCGCCGCCGAAATACGGAAAAGGCTCTCGCCGCGCAGCGCCGGACACCCGAAATGCGCGAAGCGATGAACCGCAGCAGCGCCGAGCGGCTGAAAAAGTGGCGCGAGGAAAATCCGGAATTGGCGAGCAGACTCGCTGAAAAGGCGAAAAACTGCCGTACCGCCGAAACTTTCGCGCGCCAGTCCGAAACAATCAAGGATACCATCCGCCGCAAATCGTTGAAGTTTGCGGAACTGGTGTTCGAGGCGAAAACCGCCGGACGCGAGATCACGCCGGAACTGGAATCGGAACTGCTTGATCGTGCCCGCGAACTTGTCCGGGCTGAATTGAAGGCGGAGCGCCGAGCGGCGAAGAAAAAAGCGAAACATGCGGATACTGTATGATGATTATGCGCGTCCGCAAGGGATGGCGGCAGGCTAAATTCCGCGTTCGCGCTCTTGTTGGTTGACAACTTGCGTATAGTTGCAAAAAAAAGGAACGTCCGATGAAGAACGAGATCAAAAATCGAAATGTCTTCAGCGGCCGCCTCGCGGCGGTCGCCGTTCCTGCTTTGTCTTATTACGGCTTGTCAAGTTATCTGTCGCTTTGACGGGTGACGCGGTTTGACAGGCTTCTTCTTTCCTCCTCTCTCATCGCGCCGGGTCCCTTCGGGGAGTTTTCTGGCATCTCCGACACATCCACCTGAAGATGTCAAAGAAAGAAGGAAGACCGTTGCGTCTTCTGCTGATTGACAATTCGGGCGATGTTCCCGGCGGCGGACTGTAAATCCGTTGGCCTCGTTCTGCCGGGCGGATGCCGGATAGTTCGACTCTATCATCGCCCACCATTTTTTGATGGAGGGTAAACGTCCAAGGCGGACGGCCTGTCTGCTAAACAGTGCGACGGTCAAACCCCGTTCCGTTTCGACTACGGTGCCCTCCGCCATTTTTGGAAGTGAATCCTGATTGGATCAGGCGTCGGCCGGAAACCGATTGGATCGCCGGAAAGCGATTGGAGTTCGATTCTTCTCACTTCCGCCGGAGGATGAACCCGGAAGGTTCCGGGCGCTGTCTCGAAAACAGACGGTACGTAAAAGTATGGACTTCGAGTGTTCCGTCCTCCGCCATTTTTCGTTTTTTATGGAGGATGAAGCAAGACGGCTCTTGCCGCCGGTCTGAACCCGGCAGGATGTTTCATACATTCGGGATCGACACCTGCGTCCTCCGCCATCCGCCCGTGGTGGAATCGGCATACACCGTCGTTTGAGGGACGACGTATTGAGAGTTCAAGTCTCTCCGGGCGGACCATTTTTTTGCCACCGTGTCCGAATTGGCATAGGAAGCGGATTCAGATTCCGTTTGTTGCAGGTTCGACTCCTGCCGGTGGCACCATGTTGCCGCCGTAGAGAATCGGCATATCGGGCGCGCTCAAAACGCGTTGCTTGTGGGTTCGACTCCCACCGGCGGCACCATTTTTTACAATACCTTGATATTGAGAAAAATTCCCGGTGCCGTGCCGTATCTTTTCCGGCTTCTCACTTCACATACCCGCGCATCATCGGTCCAGACGATTCCGGTGAGCGCGTCCGCGACTCCTTTCATCAGATTGTCTGTGAGGTCGGGTTTTCTGTCCTTGTAGACGATTTCGCCAGACGCTATTTTCGCCCGTTCTTTCTTACGTATGGATTGCGGCGGCAGGAATACGAAGTCCGCTTCGACTGCAAGCGGGGAGTCGAGAATCTGAAATCCGTCTGGAAGCTGGCTTGACGCATAAATCCGTATGAACTGCTTGAAAGACGTAATCTTTTCCGGCTGATAGGAGCGCAGAAATCTTCCGGACCGATAAAACCGGGCGGACTGTACGGGCAAAGGTTCTACGGGGAAAGAAAGTTTTATCCCGTCAGCGGAGAGGAAATTCGCCATGTACGCCGTCCTTCGGCACGAATGTCGTGCATTTCCCGTCGTGATCGATGAAAATGCTCTTGCAGTTGCAGGTCCAAGCCTCCGGATGGTGCATGGCGCATTTGCGGTTCATGCAACACACGTGACACTTGTCGAAATCATCGTCGATGGCTTCGACTCCGGAAATAATGACGCGGATTGCAAAAAGCCGTTTGAAAAAATCAGTTATTTTCTTCATTTTCCGCATCCTTTCCCGATTTGTCGTTCCTCGTATTGACAAAAGGGTTCCCCGTGCCGTTCGCCACCGTGCCCTGCTTCTTCTGGCGGTCCTCCCATTCGATGTCGTATTTGGCTTTGAACTGCTTCCACGGCAGTTTCGAGCTGATGAAGCAGCTTTCCTTCGCCATCGTGTAGAGGTCTTCTTCCAGCATCTGTACTTCGCCATCGCAGACCGCTTTGCACAGTGCGATGAACTCGGAGAGGTTGAACCGGGGATTGGCGAAAGCCTGACTTGGAACATACCGGATACCGTCGATTTCTCCGTCCGCGTATCCCATCCACTTCGCCATGTATTGCAGGATCAGGGTGATGGAGTTCCCGCTTACCGTCACGATGGTTCGCAGCGGCGCGGACTGGCTGTTCTGCACCAGCCCGACCACCGTCCCCGACTGGTGGCTTTTGGCGCTCATCAGCGACAGCCGTTTCGCTTCGATGGACTCCTGAAGTCTGGCGATCTCCTTTTCCTCGGCATCGAAACCGACCCCGTTGGTCGATAGGTATTGCGCCTTGGCGTTCTCGCCGGGGATCACCACCACCGAACCGGCGACGAACTCGTCATCGGTCAGTTTGAATGTATTGCTCGCGCCCGTGATGACGATGCTTTCCTGTGTGTTCATATAGATGTGCTGGCTGTTGTGCGCCATGCACAGAAAGAGTTTCAGTTCCGTCTGCGCCATCGACAGGAGCGGCGGCTGGTCCATGCTCGTCCCGGAGTTTCCGCTTGCGCCGCACCACACCAGCGGGATGCGGTTGAATCTCCGATTCTGAAATGCCGGGTAGATGGTCCGTTCGTCCTGCGGAGGGTGGTAGATGTCGATCTCTTTGAGTTCATCCGGCGACACCGACCTTTGGTAATACTCCATGTTGGCGTCCAGTCCGAGGATGCGCAGTCTCACCACCTTGCGATAGGTCCAGTTGCGGATGTCGTTGACAAGCGTTGTTTCGTTCAGAAGGACGCAGTCGGCGATGGATTCCCCGGAAATCATCTCGCTGTTGAAATGCGCCCGGAGAAACTTGTTCGCCCCGTATTCCTGAATATAAAAAGGTCTTTTTTCATCATCCCGCACCTCCAAGAGCAGCAGTCGCAGTCCGTGGGTCATCTGCTCTTTGTTCAGCCGGACTTGGATTTGCTTCAGGCTGTCCCGCGTCACCGACGCGTCCGACACCAGATAATTCATTTTTCCGTCATCCGGCAGCGCAATCTGCGGGTCGCCGATATTGAACAGCCCCTCGTAAATGTCGAGACTGTATTTCGTCTCGTTGGGAAACAGGGCGCGAAACAGAAACTCCCGGTATTTCTCCGGGTACTTTTCCTGCCATTTCGTCGGCGGCAGATATTTGCCGCGCTCCTTGATCGTTCTCTGACCGGCCAGACAGTCGTCCACGAGTTCCCGGAGTTCCACGAGATCGCCGTATCCGGGAAAAGCAAGACCGGATATGATTTTATCCATATCGGATTCGGTAAACTTGGGTGTCATGCTTTTCTCCCATTATAAGATTTCTGCGTCCGCCTATTCCGCGATTGTCAACAGTACGGCGGCGCATCCACGGATCGCGGCATCACGTGCCGGATAATGGGAGAAGTATGGGAAAACAAAAACCCCGTCGCGGGATGGACGGGGATTCTTCTGGCGTTGATTCGATCAGGGGGTCAGCCGTTGAAACCGGGGATGACTTTCCCCTTGTGTTCCGGCATGGCCAGTTGCCCGTTCAGCCAGTCATCAACGTATTTTTTGGCCTTGGCATCGGGATTGGTGGCAAGGAACTTTGCATACGACCACGAACCTCTGAAAATGGCAAGCGTTACGCAATGGATACCTTCTTCCCATTGCCCCGCCATAACCTGCTTCATTTTTTCATTGTTCATAAATCGCCTCCACCTCCAGCATTCCGCTGGTCTCGTTGTAATATACACCATTGATCGAGAATTTTCCAGTCGGGTTCAAAAGAATTTCTTCTTCCTTGTTGGGAGATGAGCTGATTTTCGACACATCCACACAGTGCGTTCCTTTCGGCAACTTGATTTTCAACAGGATGGATTTCCCGGCATCGTTTCCCGCGTATTTTTCGGAAATTTCCCGAACAATGGATGTGCTTTGAAACGCATCTATTGGAATTTCCTTTGCCCCGGTTGTCAAGGCGTTGAACAAATGCTCACTTTTCATTCCTCGGAAAACGGTCAAATCCCGATCAAGTGTTGACATGCTCAAAATGTAGTTGATGTCGGCGACCATTCCATCCAGCAGTTTATCTTTCGGGGCATTGCCCGCCGCATGCATATAGCGATTTATCCGGTCGTACATCCCGTCTTCTCCGCAGGTGTATCGCCGGAGCGATTCGACGGATTTTCCGATGATCGGAGCGGAAATTTTCATAAATCCGTGCGGATTGAAATCGACGTTCGTCTGACGCATCATCTCCATGTGCCGCGCTTTGACTTCCGCCATACTCAAGCGCTGACCGGGATTCGGAGTCTCGTAGGTTTTGAGTTTGTAGTCCCCGGATTTCCAAGCGGCGTATTTCGCCGTTCCGAGACGTTTGCGCTGTCCGCTCGCTGGCAGGGAAGACAGATATTCCGCGAACGATGTCGGAACTGCCGTTTTTTCTCCGTCCATCGCCGGGACCAGTCGGCATCGGCAGTGGATATGCCGGGGAAGCGACGGAATGTCCGGATCGTTGTAATTGAATACATTTCCGTCAAACCCGGCGCACTCTTCGCACACATGATCGTCCAAGACCGCGCTGTAAACGAGTTTTGTCCGGTTGGCTGCGGCGAAAGCCAGCGCCGCGTCGTTGGCGACTCCGTTGATGACGGCATCAACCTCGGATTTGACGTAACGTCCGGTTTTTCGCAGTTCCCGTCGTACCGCCTGCGCCGCTTCATCGGCCGACTTCCCCTTTTGGAACGAATCGGCGATTGCATCGTATATCCTGTCCGCGTCTCCGGATGCAAGCCTGTCGAAAATCTGCTTTCTGGTGTTCCCGTTGTAAATGCCGTATCGGGCGATACGGGTCAGTTCGGCTTCCTTCGGCGCGGAAATGACCGCTCCGGTCAGAAAGGCAAAAAAGTCGGCAAGAAATTCGCTTTCTTCGGCAACGACTTCTCCTGATGCCTCATCCAGATCATCTTCGTCATCATCGAACGCGGCGGTCCTGATTTCCTGAATTTTCCGCTTCAGGGTTTCAAGATACTTGACCGTCCGGTAGTCCATCCGCAGACCAAGTTCTCCATACCGTTCATACAGCGCGTCGATCAGCGAATAAATGGCATCTTCGGTCGCCGCAAGTTCCGCTTCGGCGTCTTCCGCGATGCCGTTCGCATAGAGTTGCAGATCGTCGGCATGGGCGGTCAGCGCGTGCATGAGTTTTTTGATTTTTTCATCCATGTTTCACCTAATAATTCCCTGCCGCGCGAACCTGCGGTCTTGCGTCGTAATCCGACAGCAGCAGATAGGATATGCAGTCGTAGCAGTGGTCTTCCGCCTTGGAATCCACATCGTCGGGGTTCTGCCGGTCGCGGGGAAGCGTCGGTATCGTGCGGATGCAGTTGATACAGGTTGAAAAGAAGAAGATTCCCGGCTTCCCGGTACGGGTAAGCGCTCCCATCAGAGCGTTGCGGAATAGGCTTGCCGCCTGAATGCGCGTGCCGGGGGCCTTGTTGCACCGGTCGAATGCGACGCCGTTTTCCATGAACTCGTCGGCGGCGGAGTGCGCCTTTGTCGAAAAGATCGCGGAGTCGGCGATCCTCTGACTGATTTCATACCCCAGCGCTTTTTCCTTGCGCTTGATTTTTTCAGCCTTGCTCTGGATGCTTTCTGCGGTCCCCTCGTTTGGCTTCCCGGTCCAGAAGTACAATTCGGCGATGATGAAGACATCCCCGCGAATCGACGATCTGCGCTCTCCGTTCGGAAGATGGTAATCGCTTCCGTCCGAAATGGCGAACCAGAGCGCGGCGGCGGGTTTCGTCAGCCCGTCGTCGTAGCATTCCACGATACGCCACGATGCCGGGATGCGGAACGGTCGGATGACGTGAATGTCCCGGTCGAAGAGTTTGTCGAACGCGCCTCCGGAGATGATGTTCCAGTCGCCTTTGATCCATGCCCGCACCATTTCCGGCGAGCCAACCTGAAGCAGATTGCTGATGTATTCCGGGTCGTTTTCCAAGAGGTGAGGATTCTCGAACAGGGTTGACGGGATGTACACCCGGTAAGTTCCGAGTTCCCTGCCGTTCGGGTCGGTATCCATGATCGGAACCATGCCCTGCGGTGCGGGATCGATGAACTCCGCTTTGAGGATATTGTGCAGTCGCCCTCCGGGGTTTCCGGTCATAAAAAGCTGGCACGGAACGCCTGCGGCGGATCGGAGACACCCTTTCAGCAGCTTCACGTCGTCGTAACTGTCGAACTGCCCGACTTCATCGAGGATTATCAGCGTGAACTCCGCTCCTTGGTAATTATGGACGGACTCCCCTTCCAGATAGTTGAACTCGCAGATTGCCCCGTTGATGAACTCGAATCTTTTTTTCTGCTCTTTCCACGTTGCGATGCCGTCGAACATGATTTTGCATTGGTCGATGAACTGTTCAAGTTCGCGCAGACTTCTGCGCATGAAGATCATCCGGGCGTTTTTACCGTAGAGCTGCGCGTGCTGCATGATTTTGAACCGGCAACAGTGCGACTTGCCGCCGCCGCGCGAACCGCCGAAAAATATGGTCTTGCAAGGACATCCGAGGGCGATTTCCTGTTTCGGAGTAGGATAGTAATGCCGCTCGTTCCTCTTGCTTTCGGTTCGGGATTTGGGCGAGGTCGCCATTCATCGGCCTCCGGGCAGTTGCGGAGCGTCGAGAACTTCGGAAATCTGCGCTTCGATGGCCGCGTTCTCCTTTTCCGCGTAAATGGCGGCGTTTTTCGCCCATCCCTCCACCGGCAGGATTTTTGCGGCGGTGTGTAGAAACACCAGCGGTTTGCCCTCGGCTCCGGTGACTTCCAGTCGTTCGCCGAATCCGCGATCACGGGCGATGGCTTTGAGCAGCGTCTCTCGCGCCTTGCCTTTGGATCGCTCGTCGCCGTTCATGCTGTCGGCGATCATGGCGATGATGATTCTGTCCTTGTCGCGTTCCAGTTCGTCTGCAAGTTCCGTTCTTATCTCCGGATACTTCGCCATTGCGTCGCGCAAGGCACCACGAGTGCAGTTGAGTTGCTGTTCTATGGGGGCAAGTTGCCCGTGGCTCCCCGGAATGGCGGCGAGAAATTCGTCTCTGCCGACCGATTGTCTTTTGTTGATGATGCCGCTCATCCATCTGTCCTTTTCGTTTTCTATTCCGCGATTGTCAACGTGAATCGCGGATTCCTGAAAACAAAAAAGGCAGACCGAAGTCTGCCAATGGATGATGTTTTTTGCCGACCGGCTACGCCGATTCGCGCAGTATGGCGAGAACTCTGCGGACGGTTTCGATGTCCGCAGATTTGGCCGCTTTGATGAGTTCCGCGCGTTCCGGTTCCGCATCCGTCTCCATACGCGCGACAGGCAGATTCGGCAGGGACTTCAGCCTGTCTCCAAAAAGCTGTATCCAGTGCAGCCGTTCCTGCTCTTCGACATGACGGGAATAAAGTTCGGTCATGCGGGTGGTCATGTGTCCGACGATGCTTTTGACCACGGTAAGCGGTATTCCCACCGTTCCGGCGATGGAGCAGAAAGTATGGCGCAGACTGTGGAAATCAAGCGTGCTTTGAGCGCGGGAACGTCCCTCGATCTTTCGGCGGGTGTCGAAATCGCAGTCGATTTCCAAAAAGTTTTTTACTTTTCTGCTGACGATGGACCGGTCGTGCAGATAATCTTCCGCCTGTTGCGGCAGCACGTAATCTCCCGGATTGCTTGCATCCGAGACCAGTTCTTTCAACAAATCTTCCAGCACCGGCAGCATCGGGATTGCGGAAATTCTGCCGGATGTTCCCTTTGTCTTGTTCCGCTTCCGGTAGATGTGGTGATGCGCGAAATTGATCTCGCTTTTCAGTAGGGTGCAGATGTCTCCCTCCGACAGCCCGGTGAAAAGTCCGATGAAAAACAACGGATGCAGATACGGGTCGGCTTTCAGGAATATGGTGTTCAGTTGTCCCTCGGTGTAAGCGTCGCGCTCGGCGTGCTTTGCCGGGAGTTTGACGATGTCTCCAAACGGATTTTCGTGCATCCCGGTTTCGTTTTTGAGCAGATTGAAAACCTGTTCGATGGTCTGGTGATAAAAATTCAGCGTGTCGTTGGAAAGTTTTATCGGCATCTTGGTATCCCGGAATCGGCAGTACGACCCGTTTTTCCGCAAAAATGCAATGTAATTCTCCGCATGCACACTTGTCACGTCCTGCATGTGGTTGATGAGCGGCGCGTATTCCGTCATCCACTCGACGAAATCCATCCAGCATCCGCGTTTCGTATTCGTTCTCACTTCGCTGGAACTGCGGCTGGTCGGCTTCGTCATCGCCTTGTCGAACGCTTTTTTGAGCGGCACCGGGGAAGCGTTGACCATAACGGACCGCATCTTGGCGTAAATCTCCGCCTCTGTCCGGCAGTTTTTGACCCGCTCTGCCGCCGCCTTCATCTGCTTTTCGATCTCCTGTGCCTGACGCGCCGTACCGTAGGTGGTGCGGCACTTGGATATGTACCGTCCGTTGTTGTCCTTGCCGATGTTTGCGCGGACTCGATACCCCAAACGACCGTCCGGGGCGGTGAATGATGTGATGCTCATGGTTGCCTCCTTGTTGGTTTGTGTCATACTATATCACAAGGAAATCAATTATTCAAGCGATATTCTGCAAAAATTGCAAATTTTTTCAATTTTAAGTATAAAACTACGCTT